ATGGCGACATTCAAAGCTGAGGTGTATGGACACCAGAAAAAACAGGATGGCACGTACAATATCAAGATCAGAGTTACCCAACAAAAGAAGAAGCGCTATCTGGCAACAACGTGGTACGTAACAAAAGAGGATCTTACAAGATCTCTAAAATTGAAAAACCAAATCTACATAGATTTGTGTGATCAACTAATCAAGCAATATAGAATACGATGTGATCACGCAGGCGAACGTCTGAAAAGCATGAGCGTAGATGAGGTGGTGGATCTGATTACCAGCAAGGATGCGGAGCGCTGGGATTTGGATATAGCTGCATATATGGAAAAGCACATAGCAAAGCTGTTTGCAACTGGGCACGATGGTAACGCAAAGACTTACCAGTGTGCGCTACGTTCACTACGTAAATTTGCCGAGAGGGATAGTATCTCTGTTTTTGAGATCACTGTCGGGTTTCTCCAGAAATGGAGTGCCTGGATCGCAGATCTGGAAAATGTTACTGTGGGGTATGCACCACGTAACTATATCAGTAGGCTCAGAGCTGTACACAACCTGGCTAAAAAGGAGTTCAATGACGAGGATGCAGGGATCATCAGAATACCTAATAGTCCTTTCTCTCACTTTGATATGCCGCAGGCTCCTCCCGTACGGAAGAGGGCACTGAGTATTGAACAGATACAGGCAATATCACGTGTGCCTTACACAAAGATTTTGCAACCTGGATGCAACAGATTCAATCTGGCACGTGATCTATTCATGCTGAGCTTTTGCCTGATAGGTATGAATGCTGTTGATCTCTACTATGCGGATGATCTAAGTTGTGATAGAATTACCTACAGGAGGCGAAAGACGACAAATAGACGGTCAGATAAAGCCGAGATCTCTATCAAGATAGAGCCAGAGATACAGCCTCTGGTAGATAAGTATAGAGATCCTACAGGAAATCGTGTATTTATTTTCTACAAACTCTACAGCTCTATGGACACTTTCACTGCATCAATAAACAAGGGGCTAAAGAAGATCGGTAAGCTCCTGGAGATAGATGATCTGGAGTTTTATGCTGCCAGACACTCCTGGGCAACAATCGCTGTAAATGATGCCCGTGTGGATAAATATACAGTTCATCAAAGCCTAAACCACGTTGATGATAACATGAGGGTCACAGATATCTATCTAAAAAAAGCTGGGATCCTATAGACAGAGCTAACAGAAAAGTTTTGGATTTAATCAATCTTGACCTAAGCCAGACAGACGAACCTAAGTATATAAAATAGCCAATTTTGCTTAAGCAAAAAATATAGTTTGCTTAAGCAAAAATTATAAACCACTGAAAACAAAGTATTTACAAACCGCGTTTTGCTTAAGCAAAAGTTTTAATTTGCCTAAGCAAAATTTTTGAGGTGCTTTTTGTCGTTTTTATGTGTTCGTAAAATGCTATTACACAGACACTTACATTATTTGCTTAAGCAAATTTGCTGTTTTGCTTGAACTTTTGCTTAAGCAAAATGAGTAGCAAAATTTATAAAACGCTGTATTTTAGTGTGTTACATAGCTCCTACGAGGTCGCTGTTTTGCTTAAGCAAAAATGCGCGTTTGCTTAAGCAAAATTTGTAACGTACTGAATATCAACTACTGTCTACCTCATTTTTGCTTAAGCAAAATTTTTATATGACCTACTATATATATACATGTATAATATATACATGATAATATATACATGATAGATAGGGGGTGTGGGGGAAAGAAAGAACGCGCAAGATTTGCTACACATTATCACTAATCATTAGCAAACATTTTTCCAGTTCCTGTTAGCAGCCATCGCGCGCTCACTCCAAAATCTTTCACAAGAGGCTGTATCCAGGACACCTGGAACCATCCTCTGTCAAGATCCTTTCTGTTCGAGATAAGATTCCTCCTGTCAATATCGTACAGCCTACAGTAGGTATTAACGCCTCTGATGCGTTTCTGCGCAACAAGAGTATCAAGGGAACAGTAGAAGCGCTCCATTATCTGTTTTGATACGTTAGTATTCATTTTTCGATTCCACGCGAAGTATTTCTTTCTGTGATTTATCAAAAATATACGTTACCTCTTCAAGATTCATTGCTCCGAATGAGTTCTTTGCACGATATTTATGGTGAACCTCCCATCCAAGTGTTTCATAAGGGGGTGTTCCTTGACTTTTGAAAAATGCTTTTGCTTCTTCAAGTTTAGAACCGAGACTATCATATGGAAATTCTCCAGCTTTAGCCCTCTTTAGAGCTTCTTTTAGTACCATAGTCATTGGGGTAATTTTCTTTGGTTCCCCAAGCTCTACATTTTGGTAGCTATCTGGATCTTTAAGATGTTCTTGCAAATACCTATCTATAGCAACTTCATATTGCTCCTTTCTAATACAACTTGCAAATACAACGACCAAAAGAATAAATAATATCTTTTTCATATGCACCCCTCCAAATATTCCAGATCAGATTTTAGCGTAATCAAATCCTTGTCTGTATTGTTCAATACGTGAGCCGTAGTAATAGCCATAGATAGCTGCCTACGAGCTTCATATATTCTTTCTTTTATATTCATCTCTGGATCTCCCTTGATAGCCTCTCTGTAGAGGTCAATCACTAATCTGTAATAGCTTTCTGTAGATTTCATATTGATTCATTTTACGCTCATACATAACATTACTCGGTATACGCCGAACAAATCCTCCAAAGCCACCTCAAAAGGCGCATACATAGGATCTGGATTCAAAGAGAGGCAGCGTACATAGCCATCACGCTTTGATGGAACCAAGATTTTTACCACAACTCCATTGCACGTGTCCAGCACATAAGCCTTTCCCCAATCTATGAAAGCACGCTCATTGATCTTTTTGATGAGGATTTGAGATCCATTAGGGTACTCAGGAGCCATACTATCTCCAGCAATAGTGATCGCGTAGTCTGCTCCAACTATAGGGCTGATCACTTTCTCGCAGTCGCTGTCTTTGACAGACACAACGAAATCATCGAGTGATCCACCCTGAGCAGAGATCGGCAACAAATAAACGTAGTTTACTGTTTCCTTATCGCTACGTTCTGTCTCAATTTCAGAAATCAGTCCAGACGCAAATTGTGTTTTTTCGTTTTGTTCTATGTCAGTTTCAAGCATATTTCCAATTCCATCATTTAGCCAATCAAGGCTTAATTCTGGAACAATACACTTTAGCTTCTGCGTAAACAGTTTAGGCTCCTTTGCTTTTCCATTGATCACCTGTGAAAAAGCAGACGGGTTATTATACCCCATCTTTTGACCTAATTCCCTTTGATTTGCTACAACCCCTATTTTGGTAAGGTATCGAATCAAAATCTTATACCTATCTATCCTGCTCATTACTAACCAAATAAAAAGTTACACAAAAAAATCTTTCAATAGTACATAAACTTTTTACCTAAAGATTTGGTTTATTTAGGTAAACTATTTACCTTTGCACCATTACAAAACAAATCGCGTCGCAAATATAGCAAATATGTTTGGTAGACACACAAAAAGAGAAATAAAATGGAGCACGTGAAGAAATCAATATTTCGACAGATCTACGATTCGTTGCCTGTTGATAGACCTATAGCGCCAAAAACTGCTTGGGTAAACGAGATAGCCGAATTGGTAAAGGTGCACCCAACAACGGTTAGATGTTGGCTTGCTGGAACTCAGAAGCCAGACGCGTTGCGAATTGGAATTATCGCAAAGCATCTTGGGGTTAACGAAAACGACTTGTTTAACTAAAAAAGCAACACCGATATGAAAAAAGAAACTTTCGTAAACCTAATGATCTGCGCTTGTTGCGCTATTCTGTCTCTTGTAGTCGTTGTTTACGCAATCTATATTAGATCGTTCTGGAATCTGATACCAGCTGTTATGTCTGGAATATTCAGTTACATAGCCTACGTAGACGATGCTTATGGAGTTGTTAGTGTAAAATCTTACATCAAAAGCATTTTGTCTAAAAACAACTAAAGTTATGACTATCACCCTGGAGCTATTTGAGCTTAAAAACCTCTGTATGGAGATGGCAGAGCTTGGAGCAGCAAAATACGCTGCTACACAGGCTCCAGCTGGTGATCTTATTAAGCAAAGAGCAGCTTATAGAGAATTTGGCGAAGCACGTGTAAAGAGTTGGGTAAATCGCAACCTTGTATCTCCTGTTAGAGTCGGATGTGCGAAGAATAGCCCTCTGAAATACTCCAGGGCTGACCTGATAGCCTGTAGCAATGCTGAAAAGCTTAATTGTATAATCAACAAATAATAGTTTCTATGAAACAGAAACAGATCAAACTACAAATGATTTCCCTGGTGAATTTCAAGGGTATCAGAGCGCTGGATCTGTGTTTCTCCGATGGGGATACCCTGGTATGTGGAGACAACGGTACTGGCAAAACTACAATTTTCGATGCTTTCCTATGGTGCTTGTTCGGCAAGGATAGCACAAACCGATCAGATTCTAATTTCAATCTGAAAACTCTGGATAAGAATGGTGTGCCTATTCTCAAACTGGAGCACTCTGTTACCTGTCTGCTTTCGGTGGATGGCGTGGAAATCAAGCTACAGCGTGGATATAAGGAGGTCTGGACAAAGCCGCGTGGCACTACTGAGGAAACTCTAACTAACCACAAGACTGAGTTCTATGTGAATGATGTCAAGCTTGGAACAAAGAAAGAGTATGAGAGCACGATCGCTGAGATCATTGATGAGGATGTTTTCCGAATGATCACAAATCCTTTCGCTTTCACCTCTCTGTCTGCTGATCGCCAGAAAGAAATGCTTCTGGATATGGCTGGTACTGTTACGAATGAGGAACTGGCTGCAATGAATCCAGAGTTTGTTGCTCTCCTGGCTGAGATAGCTGGTAAGCCTCTGGCTACTTTCCTTAAGGAGCTTTCGGCAAAGAAAAAGGCTTGCAAAGATGTGCTGGAAGTAATTCCATCTCAGATCCAGACAGCTCAGAATCTTATGCCAGAGGCAGAGGATTGGAAAGCTCTCCAAGAGGAAATAGATGCTAAGCTCAAGGAAATGCACCAGGTAGATGAACAGATCGCTGATAAGTCAAAGATCAACGAACAAGAGTACCAGCGTAAGGCCGAGATACAGAAAGCCATCGGAAACAAGCGTCTGGCCCTTGCAAACGCTCAAAACGCTATCAGGTCAGAGGCTACAGCTGGCAGACAGCAAGCTCTGGTTGATATTAAGGATCTGGAGTATAAGATCCAGGGCAGAAAACAGGATCTGGCTTTCAAACAACGCACAATGGCTGATCTCCAGACAGAGTACGCTAAGATCGATGATACTCTGTCTAATCTCAGAGCTGAGTATCGTGCTATCAGTGCGCGTGAGATCTCTTTCTCACAGGATCAGTTTATTTGCCCTACCTGTAAACGACAGCTGGAGATTGATGATATTGAGGCTAAACAGGCTGAGCTTACAGCGAATTTCAACAGACAGAAAGCAAAGGATCTCACAGCCAACCAGGAGCGAGGCAGATCTACTAAAGCTCAGTATGATGGCACGATAGCAAAGATTGACGCGTGTAAAGCCGAGCTGAACCAGATCCAGGAAGGTATCAACGCCGATGAGGCAAAGCTTGCTGAGCTTAAGGCTGCTATCCCAGAGGCTGTGAACGTAGAGGCTCTGATCGCTGCTGATGCTAACTGCATCTCACTCCAGAATGAGATTACAGATCTTGAGAATCAGCTTAAGGTAGATGCTAAGCCTGTAGATGTATCTGAGCTTAGATCCAGCAAGGATTCTCTGAACGATGCACTTCAGTCACTCTACAAGCGTGCTGCTAAGCGTGATCAGATCAAGCGTGCTGAGGATGAGATCAAGGCTCTGGAGGAAAAGCAGATGAGTAATAACCAGGCTCTGGCAGATCTGGAAAACTTGGAGTTTCAGGCTACTGCTTTCCAGAAAGCTAAGGATGAGGAGCTGCTTAAGCGTATCAATGGGCTTTTTCAGTTCGTATCATTCAGCTTTGTTTCAGCACAGCTTAACGGTGGAGAAAAGCTTACCTGTGTATGCACAGTGAACGGTACGCCGTACCCAGATGTAAACAACGCTGGTAAGATCAATGCTGGACTTGATATCATCAATGCGATCTGTAACGCTAAGGGTGTGTGTGCTCCTATCTTTGTGGATAATGCTGAGAGCATCAATGAGATCAAGCCTACTTTGAGCCAGAAGATCCTCCTCTATGTTTCTAATGACAGTAGTTTAACAGTTAAATCAAACAGATATGAGTAATAATACAAACCAGGCAGCTGTGCCAGCAACACAGGCTGCAAAGGGTGGACGAGGTGCCACTCCTCCACGTAAGATAGATATTCTTAAGAGCGTGCTGAACGCTGACAGCATACAGGAACAGTTCCGTAACGCTCTGGGTAAAAACAGTAGCTCATTTGTAGCCAGCGTTATTGATTGCTACAACACAGATACTAACCTCCAGCAATGCAATCCTAACCAGGTTGTAATGGAGGCTCTGAAAGCTGCTGTACTTAAGCTGCCTATTTCACGTGCCCTGGGCTGTGCTTACCTGGTAGCCTACAATAACAACAAGAAGATCAAGGATCCTCAGACAGGTGTAGAACGCTGGGAGAAAAAGATGGAGCCTACTTTCCAGCTCGGTTATCGAGGCTATATCCAGCTGGCTATGCGTACAGCTCAGTATCGCACGATAAACGCTGATGTGGTGTATGATGGCGAGTACCAGGGCTTTGATAAGCTCACAGGTAAGGTAGATCTCAACGGAAAGAAAACCTCTGATACAGTGGTAGGTTATTTCTGCTATATGGAGCTGATCAATGGTTTCCAGAAAACCACATTTATGACTGTAGAGGAGATCGCTAAGCACGCTGTGCGCTATGCCAAAGGTCTGCCAAAGGGTACTACAGTGGATCAGCTCATTAACCTGGCTAAGCTGCCTGTGGTTCCAGATAGCAAGTCTGTAGGATGGGTGGGTAATTTCCACGGTATGGCGATCAAGACAGTTATCCGTTTGCTCCTGGGTAAATATGGCTACCTGTCCGTAGAAATGCAACAGGCGGTTGATGATGATATGAAAGCTGACAGCCAGGAGGTACGTGATGGTATTATCCAGGATAGCGGTAATTCACAGATTATAGATTTGGACGATGCACAGTTTGAAGATGTGACTGATCAGAGCGATCTGCAAGGAAGCGCTCAAGCTGCTGTAGATCCTCAGAATGTAGATCCTGGCTACTAAGTATGGAACTGAAAGTATTAGGCAGCTCATCCAGCGGAAACTGTTATATCCTGGATGACGGCTCAGAGGCTCTGATCATAGAGGCTGGTATCAGCTTTATCAATGTCAAGAAAGCCTTGGATTTTAACCTACGCAAAGTGGTGGGCTGCCTGATAACTCACCAGCATAACGATCATGCTAAGTACCTAAAGACAATGTGTGATCACGGCTTTAGGACACTGGCACTGCCAGAGGTGTATAAGGCTAAGGGATGCTGTGGTAACAGATCGATGATGGCTGAGATCATGAAACGCTATACGTTTGGCAATTTCAAGGTGATGCCTTTTCCAGCCTGTCACGATGTGCCCTGTGTCGGCTATCTGATACAACACCCAGAATGTGGTAGGGTAATGTTTCTCACCGACAGCTTTATGTGTGAGTACACTTTCCCTGGACTTGATCAGATAATGATAGAGTGCAATTACTCAGATTCAAAGCTGATAGAGGCTATCAATGAGGGCAGAACAAAGCTGAGCCAGAGGGAGAGGCTTATGACCTCACACCTGGAGTTGGAGAGTTGCAAAGGGATCCTCAAAGCAAACGATCTCAGCAAAGTGTGCAATGTTGTGCTCCTACACCTCTCTGATAACAACAGCGATGAGGAGCAATTTGTAAACGAGATCCAGGGAGCGACTGGCAAGCCCGTATATGCTGCCAGACCTGGAATGACAATTGAGTTCAATAAAGCTCTATGATACAAGGATTCAATACAGAAACAAAGCCTCTCTCTGATTATGAGCAAAACACTCTGTGTCCTATCATAGCAAGGGGGCTTTCCAACAAATACGGCAAGGCAAATGCTATCACAAACAAGAATATCTGCCAGGCGATGATGAAAGCTGGATATGAGATCTCAGATGCCAGGCTCAGAAAGATCATCAATCACATAAGGATCTCTGGAATGGTAAAGTGTGTTATCGCTACATCATCTGGCTACTACATAGCTCAGACAAAGAGCGAAATGAAAATCTATCTGGATAGTCTGGTGGGTAGAGAACAGGCGATAGCTGCTGTACGTGAAAGCCTGGAGCAACAGATGGAGGCGATGGCAGTATGAAAAAGCTCCTGGTGGAAAAGGCAAATGGGCTGTTTAACCTTAAGCCTCTGTACGATCACCTAAAGGATGCTCTTGATGGTTTCTACAGAATAGAGGTTACAAGGATCAGGAAGCCAAGGAGCTGCGATCAGAACGGATGGCTGTGGGGATGTATCTATCCTATGCTGCTGGATGCACTCTTAGATGTGGGCTGGGAGTTTACCTCTGTGGAGCAAGTCCACGAATTTTTCAAGGCTCAAATGACAGCTGACAAAGTGGTGAACAAGCATACTGGTGAGATCATTCAGTTTCCAGCAAGTACAGCACAGATGGACACTCTGGCATTCTCCACTTATTGCGAACAGCTCAGATCGTATGCCAGAGATTTCTTAAACATAGAAATTCCAGATCCAGATAAATTCTGGCGAATAAATAAAAACAACATTAAAAATCAATGAATTATGGAAGAAATTATGCTTCAGGACACTCCGATAGAGGAGCGCAAGCGAATCCTAAGAGATTCCTGCGATCAAATCGTAGAAAGATCCTACACAAGAAAGTTTGACCAGACACAGCTTGATTCAAAGCGTGCTGAGATCGCAAGCGTGCTTATCCAGATCAATGAGCTTGATGAGGAGCTTGCTACTATCAGGGCTGATTTTAAGGGTAGAATCAAGCCACTACAGGAACACCTTGGGGTGATTCGTGATGAGATTAAGGCTGGTGGTGAGTGGGTGAAAACTGATTGCTACCGATTCACAGATCCAGAAACTGGCTACACTGCTATTTACTCTCCAGAGGGCTACAAGCTTGAGGAGCGTAAAATGACACCAGAAGAGCGTCAACGGACGGTATTTCAGTTAACTCGTAAGACTGGCACAGATGATTAAAAGGTGATTGTTACCAAGTAAAAACAGTTCAAATTTTTATTAAAATGGAAAATCAGAATAAAGAACAGGCAGTTAATGTAAACATCGCCAATTACACAGGTGAAAGGCCTGTAGAGGTAATCATTCGTAAAGGAGAGGCTGCAACGCCGTTGGAAACAAAAGCTCCTTTGGCTATCAACTTCACAGGAACTCTAAGTTCAGTCACAGAATGGTTATCTAAGCGTGTTTCTGAGATCAACCAGAAAACAGCTCACGTAGAGGTTGATCGTGATTCAAACTCTATCACTCTTATCCTGGATGAGAATGATCCTTACAAGAAAACAGTTATCATTGGTACTATTGATTTCACAGAGGAGTACAAGAGTATCGGTATCAATAATGATAATACGCTATGGGAGCCTATCAAGCTCGGACAGTATTTCAGAGTGCACAGATCTTTGTTTCCAGACAAGAGCGAATGCGCTACACTTGTAAGCAAACTCACTCACTTCACTGCCAAGACACAGACAGAGATTGAAAAGAGCAAGGATCCATCTGGATCACGTGCTGATATTTATCGCCAAACCGTGGAGAGCGATCTTAAGAAATTCACAGTGGTTATGGGCGTTATCAAAGGTATGCCTAAGCTCACTATTGAGGTGGAGTTTGATCACTATATCGTAGATCGTATGTGTGTGCTACAGCTTGTTTCACCAGATTGCAAGGATAAAGTGGAAGAATACACAGATCGGTGTATTGATGAACAGCTTGAAAAGATTAAGGAGATTACTCCAGAGATCGCAATCCTGGAAAAGTAATCAATTAACAGGGTAGAGGCTGGATAAACAAGTGTAGGGGTCCAGACCTCTACCCCACCTAAAAGCTATGGCGAAGAAAAGAAAAATATCACCAATGCCTTTCAGTACCTCTGACTGGCTCAGATGTCCAGAGCTTAAGGTGCTGGATGCTGATGTAAGGGGGCTGTGGATGGATATGCTCTGTTATATGTGGGAAAGCACGGAGCGTGGTGTTATGCTTAAGCCGAATAGCGATCCTATGTCAAAGGATGAGGTATCAAGGCTCCTGGGAGTTGATGCCTCTGGATCATATGACTGGATAGATAAGTTGATAGATAACCAGGTGTGCTCTGTTAGAGCTGATGGTGCTATCTTTAGCCGTAGGATGGTGAGGGATCACGCAATAAGCAAAAAGAGATCTGAGGCTGGCAGAAAGGGTGGAAACACTACAAGATCAAGGATCACGACACTGGCTGAACCAGTGGAGGTAAAGCCAGTGTTCAAGGATCAAGAGCTGCCGAAAGATCCACCTGTACAGGATCCACCAGAGGAACAGTTTTCACTTCCTCCAGAACCTACTCCAGAGGAAAAGACAAAGGCTGCAAAAGCTCGGAAATACAAGTATGCTGATTATGTTTCACTTACCAGGGATGAGTATAGCAAACTTGTGGAGCAATACTCTGAGGAGGATGCAAAAGGTATGATCACGCTTCTGGATAACTACAAGGGGCAAACTGGCAAAAGGTATAAATCAGATTACAGGGCGATCCTAAATTGGGTAGTAAGCGCATACTTTGAACGCAAATCAAAAGGTATCTATGACAATCAACGACAAAAAAATAACACAGCAGCAGGCTATGGAAATAATCAGAGCATTCCAGGTGGAAAAGCAAGCGCAACTCAACCAGGAAAAGTACAAGAAAGCTCTGATGATGCACAGAAAGACTACTCTGAGCGATTTATTTAAGTATGACCTAACGGATGAAGATGAGTTTGTAAAACATAGTCACCTTATTTTTCAGATCGCCCAAGATTTGATGTTAAGGGAGTTTAGGATGTTTGATGTCGACGATCATAACAAGAATGTGCTGAGATTTCTCACATACTATTTCAATGGATGCTTAGAAGCAGAAAAGGTTTTTCCGAATGAGAATTATAAGATTCACAAGAATCTATTGCTTATCGGAGAGCCTGGTACAGGTAAAACGATGCTTATGCAAATATTTGCCGACTACCTAAGACTGACAGAAAATGTCAATCAATTCCAGAATATCAGTTCTACACAGCTGATGAACTACTACAAGATTAACAACCACATTGATAAGTTTACTTTCAATGAGTTGGCGCACCCGAATGATTTTGGTGGAGACCCATTTAATGTTTGTCTTAATGATCTTGGATTGCAAACTGAAAAACAGAAATCATATGGAACAATGCTCACACAAATAACAGATGAGTTTCTGTTTGCAAGATACGAGATCTACCAGCAGACTGGCAAGAGATATCATATTACAAGTAATCTCACAGTCGATGAGCTTAAGGATCGTTTTGAAGATCGCCTGATAGATCGTTTTAAAAGCTTTAATGTGATAGAATTACGAGGGCAGTCAAGAAGAAAATAGAAAAAAGCTATGAAAGATATAGAGCTTTATAACGATAGCTTCCAAAATTACAAGGGCTATCAGATACCAAAGGCACAGCTGATACTTACGGACGTGCCATACAATCTCGGCAATAATGCCTATGCGAGCAACCCCACGTGGTATGAGGGTGGCGACTGCAAGAACGGCGAGAGTGCAAAGGCGGGTAAAAAGTTCTTTGCATCTGAAAACGAATTCAGACCTGCCGAGTTTATGCACTTCTGTTCTAAAATGCTAATAAAAGAACCAAAGGGTACGGGAAAAGCTCCCTGTATGATAATGTTTTGCGAGTTCGAGCAGCAGTTCAAATTCATAGAGCTGGGGCGGAAATACGGGTTAAACCATTACATCAACCTCGTTTTTCGTAAGAATTATTCGCCGCAAGTGCTTAAAGCCAACATGAAGATTGTAGGCAATTGCGAATATGGCGTGTTGCTCTACCGCGATAAGCTCCCGAAATTTAACAATGACGGGCAAATGGTTTTCAACTGTATGGAATATCCTCGGGACACGGACACGCCGAGAGTACACCCGACACAGAAAAGCGTCCCGCTGCTTAAAAGGCTAATCGAGATATTCACGGACAAAGGCGATGTGGTAATAGATCCGTGTGCGGGAAGCGGTACTACATTGCTTGCCGCCGCCAATCTCAACCGAAAGGCTTACGGGTTTGAGGTTAATAAACAATTCTGCAAAGATGCCGAGACAAAGGTATTGAGGCGAATACAAAAGAATTTATTTGTGTAATAATACAGTAACAACTATTATGAAATGTCCAAAATGCAAAGGCTCTGGCACAATTGATAACCCTCGCTATTGGGGCTGCAGAGGATTTATCAAAGTTAGATAATATGAAAACTTACGTATTAACACTATCCAAGGTTTTCCCGAGGACGCACGCTCGTGCAGGTGAGCCGACAGAGTTTCAAGAAAAGTTTCTTAAAAAGGAAAAGATACACACGATACGCGCAAACTATGAGCTTTGGAGTAAGCGTATAAAAGAGGTACAAGCAGGGCGCGCAGTGCTATCTGTGCGTCAGTGGACGGGAAATCCTTACGCAAGCCATCAGGAAGAGATTGCGAAGCTTACGGCAGCAGATGACGTTGGCATACAACGATTGGATATATTCGACTTGATGCGCCCTGAAAAAGTTGACGGGCGATTGGTTGATTTAATGGATTTGGCTCATAACGACGGGCTTTCATTCTCCGATTGGTATCATTGGTTCAAAGGTTACGACCTATCAAAGCCTATGGCGATTATTCACTTTACAAAATTTAGATACTAACAAAGGAAATATGAACTATACTCACGCATCTTTATTCTCAGGTATCGGCGGAGCAGAACTCGCTGCCTCGTGGTTGGGGTGGACCAACGTGTTTCATTGCGAGATACAAGAGTTTCAGCGGAAAGTTTTAGAGTATTGGTTTCCAAACAGTATTTCTTATGAAGACATTACAAAAACAGATTTTTCGGAATGGAGAGGACACATCGATGTGCTCACTGGCGGGTTTCCTTGTCAGCCGTTCAGTATTGCAGGCAAGCGAAAGGGAGCGGAAGATAACCGCTACCTCTGGGGTGAAATGTTACGAGCTATACGGGAAATTCAGCCCGCTTGGGTCGTTGGTGAAAATGTTAATGGTCTCCTCTCAATGGTACAGCCCGGTGAGGAGGTTAAGATGGGACGTACGGACGATTTGTTCGAAGAGAATTACATATACAGAACAGAGCAGCAATTCACAATTGATGCCATCTGTGAAGACCTCGCGCACGCAGGATATTCCGTCCAGCCGTTTATTATTCCGGCTTGTGCCGTCGGAGCGCCCCACAGAAGAGATAGAGTGTGGATTGTTGCAAGACTTAATGCCGACACCGATTGCCAGCGATGCGCAGGGAGGGGCAGTCAAACTTACACAAGGGACAAGGCTTCGAAACGGGCAAGTGTTTTCCGCAACATTGAAAGACCTTGCGGCGTGCAAGATGTTGCCGACTCCGAAAGCACAGGAAGCGAGGGGAAATTGCAGTATGAACAGAAAGAAAGGCAATCTTACGGACAGAATATCAGAGATTATATCCCCAATTGGGACAACTTCCCAACTCAATCCCCTGTTTGTAACCGAAATGATGGGCTATCCTTTGACGTGGCTAACCTTACCATTTCTTTCCCAAAGTGGCGAAGCAAAAGTATTGAAGCGTTAGGAAATGCGTGGGTGCCACATGTAGCCTATGAGATTTTTAAGGCAATAGAGAATCACGATAAATAAAAATAAACAACAATGAAAGCAAAAATCAAATCAACAGGCGAGATAGTCGATATATCGCCAAGCGGTGTAACATCAGTACAAAGAACGTGTACAAAATATGCAACGAAAGATGGCAGAGAATTGTTAGATTTAGCATTGGAGTTTTTACCTAACATTGACTGGGAGCAACGTCGCTATGAAATAGCAAAAGAGGCAATGAACAGACTTTTGGCTGCTCCTGTTGTGGATGGAATTAACCCAAACCCAAGCTTCAAAGATATTGCAACGTTTTCTGTAAGGCTTGCCGATGCGCTAATCGAAGAATTGAAAGGAGGCAGCAATGAAGCGTAGGTGTATAAAGTGTGAACACGGTTACAGCCCCATCCCAGGCAGTAGCCGTATTGATTTTCAGTGTTGCGGCTTTGGATTGAAAGATGGTGCTGCTCCTGTCGGTGAATTCTGCCCTATAGATGGAAAGAAGTTACAAAACTTGAGAAAAGAATATGAATAACATAAGTTTAAGAACAGCAATAAAACGAGCAGAAGCAGATGCGAATAGATTAAGTATTAGGAAACATTAAAATCCTTTCCAGTTCTTGACATTTTGGAAAGAAATAGAACAATATGAACAATTGGAACAAACTTAGAGATCTCGCCTATCAAACAGCTAAAGATCATGGATTTCATGATGGCGATGAGAGTGTGCAACATTACCTATGCTTGGTAATAACAGAACTTGCTGAAGCTGTTGAGGCGGATAGAAAATGCTGGAGAGCAAGGTTGGATATGTACGAAAAGGAAAGCACAACACCACAAATACAACAACATGTTGATAAACACAAAGAATTTTGCTTTAAGATGTTTATCAAGGATACTGTTGAGGATGAGCTGGCAGATGCCACAATACGACTCTTGGATCTCGCTGGAATGATAGGGCTGGATCTGAATACAAACATTCATCAGATAAACAGTATGCGCATCAGTAAGCATAATTATGTAAACAATAAGCAATATGTTAAGTATACAAACTCAACATTTACAGAATGTGTTTACAATATTATAAGAGAGCTCACAAAAATAGATTCAAAAGATGCTGTTATTTGTGCTTTTAATAAGATAATAACGCTGACTGAGTTTCTGGAGATAGACCTGGCAAGGCACATAGAGCTTAAGATGGAGTATAACAACGGGCGTAGTCACAAACATGGTAAAAAGTATTGATATGAATGCAGAAAAGAAAAAAGTGATCCTCACTCTGTGCAAGGTGTTTCCTGTAACACATAGACAGGCTGGAAAGCCTACAGAATTTGGTAAGCACCTCCAGGAGGGCGTGAAGATCCACACAGTGCGGGGCAATAACAAAAACCTCTGGGATCAGAGAGTCGATCAGATAAAGGCTGGCAAAAAGTATCTCTCGGTGAGGGAATGGAGTGGCAGACCTTACAACTCTGAGCAAAGGGAAATAGCCCAGCACCAAAATGTTGGGCTGCAACACATAACAATAACGAATAGTACAGACGATTCAGAACCACAATGTTGGGTTGATGATAAGAAAGTCTCTATTCGTGAAATTGCCAAGAATGATGGTCTTTCGGTGGAAGATTTTGTAGAATGGTTTCTTAAGGAAACAAACGTGTTTGAGGGTGTGATAATTCATTTTACGAATTTCAGATACTAAACATAATTACAATTATAATTCAAAATTAAATAAGTTATGAAGATTTTATTTTTCGACCTGGAAACGACAGGAACACTACCAGGTAAACACGGTATTCACCAGATTTCTGGTCAGATCGTTATTGATGGCGATGTAAAGGAAAAATTTGACTTTCATGTACAACCTAATCCAAAGGCTGAAATTCTGGATGATGCTCTTGCTGTAGCAGGTGTAACCCGTGAACAAGTTCTCAATTATCCGCCAATGGGTGAAGTGTACAAGGAGCTTGTGGCAATGCTTGGGAAGTACGTAGATCAGTTTAATAAAAGGGATAAGTTCTTCCTTGTCGGTTATAACAATGCTTCATTTGACAATCAGTTCTTGCGTGGCTTTTTCTTACAGAACGGCGACAAGTATTTTGGGTCTTGGTTTTGGAGCAATCCTATTGATGTGATGGTGTTGGCAACTCCTTTCCTGGTAGACCAGCGCAATCAGATGCCTAACTTCAAGCAGGGTACTGTGGCAAAGACTCTCGGTATACAGGTAGATGATAATAAGCTACATGATGCTATGTATGATATTGAGATCTGTAAATCCATCTATGACAAGGTCTGTGGAAAATATTAACGAAATTGTATCAACATGCAAGGTAAAGACAAAGTAGTTGTCAATAAAAACACAGACAACAAGGAAAATAACAGACCGATTTACCCTCCTTATTTTGCAAAGCGAAAGGCAAAAATGAACAAGGAGCTAATCAAAATACTGGAAGAGACTGCAACCTCAGAGGTTGTTGCATCCGATAAATATGGTGAATATCGTGTAGGTGTATTTCTACACGGGTGTTGTGTCGTGACTGTTTGTTATGAGGATGGTGTTTGGAGCTGCCAGATCTACAGTGACAATCCTATTACGCTACCTATCATCCAACAGATCCGCTACAAGTTCTTACCAGATGCACTTGTGATGGCACAGCTGTTTACCTCCAGGGAGGTAAACAGGCTCCAGAAAAGCGTGGTGCTCTATGAGATCCCAGGAGAAATGTTTGGAAGTGGCGAATCGGAAGATAAAGAAGTGTTGAAATGATCTATATTGGAATAGATACAGGCGTGCATACAGGAATCGCTGTTTGGGATAACAAGCAGCGTTCCTTTGAGTGTGTCGAGGCTGTCAAGATCCACCAGGCTATGAAGACAGTATTAGATCGCGCTAAGGAGTGCCTGGAGCGAGGTGTAAGGCTCTGCGTGAGGGTGGAGGATCCAAGACAGCGTACCTGGTACGGAACAAACAAGATGAGCCGCGAGGAGGAGCGAAAGAGGCTCCAGGGTGTTGGATCTGTCAAGCGTGATGCCTCTGTGTGGGAGGATTTCCTTACTGATCTGGTGAAAGAGTTTGGTACAGTTCTGGACTTTCAGATGGTAGCCCCAAAGAATAACAAGACAAAGCTCAGCTCTAATCAGTTTAACGCCTATACCCGCTGGAATAGGCGCACAAATGAGCACGGTAGAGATGCTGCAATGTTGGTTTTTGGTTTTTAGTTAGTTAAATAGAAAAATTTACCAAGATTATATGTGTTTGTCAAACACATTTTGTACCTTTACATCAAAATTTTTAGCAACATAGTATGGAATACTTTTTATTGTTTCTTGTTGTTTTGATGGTCGCTGTAATATTTGAGCGTCTTCTGTCTGGCACTCATATAGAGAGCTTGCTAATTAACAAGCCTATCAAAGCAAATGATAAAGTTCACATATACTTGAGTGGCAAGTACAACAGAACAGCCACAGTTAACAAGGTTGAGTCTCACAGAATGTTCATTTACGAGAAGTTGCCATTGCATATAGAGCACAGGGGGCGTTTTTATGCCACTGGACGTACAGCTGATGGTAGATCTCTTACGTATGTCGCTAATCGTAATCACTTTTGCTATGTTCGTTTGGCTGAGTTATTGAGAATTATTTTTGCGATACCAGACAACGCGTATATGCTTGAGCCAAATACAGATGAGCCTGTAAATTATGTCATGGGCGATCTTTCAGATGAGGATGAGGAATGAAATGCACTGAGGTTCTTTTTAAGCGTCCATCTGATCTTACAGCTCTGGCCAACAATCCAAGGAAGATCACAAAGGCTGATTTCCAAAGGCTGGTTGATAGTATCAATATCAACGGCTTTTGGAAACACAGGCCTATGGCTTTGGAGGAGAAAGATGGTAAGCTGGTTGTACTGGCTGGAAACCAGAGGCTCAAAGCTGCCAGAAAGCTAAAACTCAATGAAGTTCCATGTGTCATTTACAGCGATCTCACGGAAGAGGAGCGTGTGGACATTATCACACGTGACAACATTAACAACGGTGAGTTTGATGATGTTGTGCTCAATGAAGATCCTATGTATGCTGATCTGGATCTGGAGTTTATAGGGTTACAGCTGCCAGAGCCTGAAATTCCAGAGGTTCCAAAGAAAAAGGCGAAAGCTAAGGCAATGGATCCAGAGCCTGGAGATCCAGGCAGTGAGGATGAGGGCGATGATGAGGATCTGGTGGATGATAGCAAAGAAGCTTTCTACAGATCAATGCTCGGCGACTTCCTCTATGATAGCGATAACAAGTTCGAGATCCCTAACCTCCTCCTGGATCAACAGCCTAAGCACGTAGAGCTGCCACTGAATCCCTGGGGGGCTAACTCCAGACTGAGGAAAGGTGTGAGCACTTATCATTTTTATGTAGATGATTACAGATTTGAGGCTCTGTTTAAGGATCCGATCAAGCTACTACAGAGTGGATGTAAGCAGATTGTGGAGCCAAATTGTAGCTGTCATGATCAGACGCCTATAGCATTTGGCATTTATCAGATCTACAGGAAGAGATACCTTGCGCGCTATTTCCAGGAATGCGGTGTAAAGGTCTGGGTGGATCTGAATGTGTCTCACAAGTTTATTGAGTACAACAAAAAGGGTATTCCAGATGGATATAACGCATTCTTTACGCGCGGCCTTGATGGCTGGCTTGAAAGCTTAAAGTTAGATCTTAAGGTCGCTCAGGAAATCTCCAATCTGGAAAAGCCAAATCTATGTGTATATGGAGGTGGTGAGGAGATTCAGGAGTTCTGTAGAAAGAATGGGCTGTTATATGTAACTGACTTTATTAACGCAAAGAAAATGTGACTATGGGGAGAAATGCTGGCGGAATCACAAACAGGAAACAAGCAACGGATTTAACGGTAGGTCAACTCGGTTTGCTTCCAAGCGTAATAAAGCATTATGGCGGCAATGGGTTTATTGCTGATATGGTAAAGGAATACAATAGAGGTATAAGAGAAACTCTCGCCTCCTATGCTCATCAACTTGATGGAGTAACAATCAATGATAGCAGCAAAATTACAGCATTAAAACGAAAGGTTGATTATCTCCATAAGAATAAGCACCACGGTACAAAACATCAATTTGCAAACCACATAAGAGAATATGCGCGCAATGTAACATCTGGTAGGTATCACAACACTCTTCTTAAAGCTACAGGCCTTTCTCTTGAAATCTCATATGGTTATGGAAAAATGAGAGCTGACGCAATTTTTCTTCCTAAAATGGTCAATAAATTAAAGCAGTTAAAGCAATTATAATAAAACAACATCGTTTACGAGAAATAAAATGGGCAGAAATTCAGGTGGAGGATCCAGGGGAGGCTTACAGCCTGGCGATGGCAACTACAAGGGCAAGATCGCAAAGGTGGAGAGTCTTATCCACATCAAGGATCCACAGGCATATAAGGCGGTAGTACAGGCTATCTCAAGGTATCATGCAGTTATGGGTGTAAGACAGAGGAATGTAAAGCTTGCAGAGCTTGGCGCAAACACTTACGGTGTTCACGTGACAGTTGGAGGAAAATCAGATGCCGTATATCTCAACAAGTCACATTTTAACCAGAGCAAGAACAAGATCGCTGCTGATCACAAGAGAGGCTATGATACTGGCTGGAGTACACGAACAAACAAGCCGGTAGCGCACACAGTCACACACGAACTTGCTCACGCTACCTGGAATGCTCACTTGACAGGAGCAAAGCAAGTGGCTGCTGGTAAGGAGGTGAACAAGCTCTACGTAACCTGGCTAAAGGACAAAAAGAAAACTGGTTACGGACAGTATGCCAAGACCAATGTATCTGAGTTCTGGGCTGAAACAGCCACAAAGGCTGTGCACGGTAAGGCAGACAAGTACACCAGGGCGGTGAAAAAGATCTGTAAGAAATACGATCTGTGAGCCGCTGATCTGATAACACATATTCCCTAACAATAAAACAGAAAGCTAAAATGAACAAGATTGAATTAACCGCTGATGAGATCAAGGTGATTGAACAGCAACTGAATGGTGAGATTGAGGTCTGGAATGCAACAGATGAACAGCAGAGGATCCTTACAAAGGTGACAAACCAAGCTGAGGAGTTGCTTGATGAGCTTGATGCTTACGATGAGCTTGATGGTGATTTGATCGCCTGGTACTACAGAAAGTATAAGGCTCAGAACGCTCAGTAGAAAAAAGGAGGATCAGATGCAAGATATCTATGTGTCTGATTTTCTTTTACCTATAAATGTGTTCGATAAACACATTTTCTATGATACCACGGATATACGATGAACTATGGCAAAATTCAAGAAAGGCGAACACAACGGCAAGGAGTTTTCAAAGGATTATCAGCCGAAAAACAGGCGAAAGCCAAAGATCTTCACTGTTCTAAGAAAGAACTGGGGGCTTAATATTGATCTGAAAGCTACTCTTGATGAGTTTACAAGGGAACAAGTTGAAGATCTTTTGAAAGCTGTTCTGTATGTCGATCCAAGGGAGACGCTGATACTCAACAAAAAGCTGAATGAAGAGTTTAAGGAGATTCAGGCAAAGCTATCCAATGGCGAGGAAGTAAAGCCGATCCCAAAGGACAGCAAGCTCTGGCAGATCTTTCTCTGTATCAATACGGCAATCCAGAAAGAGACGATCGCTGGAAAGTCTGACACAGTGCGCTGGATCCTGGAGTATCTTCTGGGCAAGGCAACACAGCCTATTGAGGGCGATATCACCAATACCAACGTATCAGCCAATCAAGATCTCTCAATGCTGAGCACTGAGGAGTTGAATCAATATCTGGAGTTACAAAGAAAGATACAGGCAGGAAAAGGTTAATCTACATGGGTCGGTTTAAGGCAACGATCATACCTCCATTATTGGTCGCAGAAATAGAGCTGTGGAAACGTTGCAGCTTTGATTTCATTTGCAAACAGGGAGGAAAACACCATAAGAAGCAAGAAGAGGCTCTAAGTCTACTTACAGATGATGAACACGTAGAGATCTTGTATGGTGGTGCTGCTGGCGGTGCTAAGTCTTGGACTGGTGCTGCCTGGCTGCTCTTTATGAGCCTTTGTTATCCAGGCACCAAATGGTTTATTGGTCGTGCCGAGCTTAAGCGTATCACTCAGAGTACATATATCACATTCAAAAAGGTGTGCTCTCAGTATGGTGTGCCAGACGAACTCTGGAACTACAATGGCCAACTCAACTATATAGAGTTTCATAATGGATCAAGAATAGATTTCTTGGATCTGAAATATATTCCATCCGATCCTCTATATGAACGATATGGATCTATAGAGTTTACAGGTGGCTGGATTGAGGAGGGCGGCGAGGTAAATTTCGGTGCTTATGATACTTTGAAAACGCGTGTTGGAAGATGTCTAAATGCCGAGTATGGGTTGAGGCGAAAGCTGTTTATCACGTGCAACCCTAAGAAGAACTGGATGTATGATATTTTCTATAAGCCCTGGAAAGCAAATAATCTATCAGATTATATGGCTTACCTGGCGTGCCTGGTTCAAGAAAATCCATTTATTGATCCAGACTACATAGAGGGTCTGAAAACAACCAAAGATAAGGTAAAGCGTGAACGCTTGCTGAAAGGCAACTGGGAGTACGATGATAACCCAAACGCCTTGTGCTCACACGATGCTATTACAGCAATCTTTGGCAATATACTTGGAAAGAAGACAGGTATTAACTATTTGACAGCGGATATTGCGCGCTTTGGATCCGATCATGCCAGGATTGCAGTGTGGGATGGATGGGTAATCATAGATTACAAGTGCTTTGCTATCTCCAAAACTACAGACATACAGCAGTACATTACCAGATGCCAGAAAAAGTACAGGATCCCACGCTACAGATGCCTGGCAGATGAGGATGGTGTCGGTGGTGGTGTAGTGGATAATTGCGACATAGAGGGGTTTGTAAACAACTCATCACCTCTTGATGGAGAGAACTACCAGAATCTACAGGCACAATGTGGATACAAACTCGCTGAGCATATTAACGCCTCTGATGTTGGTGTAGAGGATGGACTTTTGAGCTACGAGGAACAGGAGGAGATTACCAATGAGCTTGAACAGCTACAGACCTGGAAAAGTGACAGTGATGGTAGGCTTATGCTGAAACCAAAGGCAGAGATAAAACTTGATATAGGAAGATCTCCAGACTGGAGAGATGTTTTTCTGATGAGAGCTTGGTTTGACTACAATGAGTATGATATCCCAGAAAATATAGAGCAAAGATTAGGTTTAACCTAAAAATATAGTTATGAGCTTGATAAATTACATTAAAAACGAGATTAAAGCTGCTGTTGGCTACCGACAAAGCTTTGAGGAGCTGCTGGGCAGTAAAGATGTTTCCAGGGCACTTGCTATGATGGCAAACCGATCAGAACTTGCCATCAAGAACCTGGAGGAGTACAATATCAGTAAGCATAAGATTCAGGAGCGCAAGGATCGTGCCGTGTATGACAAAAAGGGAAACTTTCTCAGATGGAGTAAGAGACACAGAATCGCTATACCATATCAGCAATTTATTAACGAGATTGCCTTAGTCTTTATGTATGGCAGACCTGTAAAGTGGTTGCAAGACACAGATGGGACAGACGATGCTTTTGACAATTACAAGAAGATTCTCAAGGAAGTACGCTTTAATGCTGCGCTCAGAGAGGCTAAGCGTGCTGCTGGCGCTGAGGGATGTTCTGCTATTCTATATCACGTATATAGAGATGCAGAGAATAAGCCTAAGTTGCTTCTGAATGTACTCAGCAAGCAGAATGGAGACATTATCTATACTGTTAAGGATCAATACAGGAGGCTTGTTAGTTTTGCTTGGGGTTATTATTTGACTGAAGCTGGAAATAGGACTATATATCACGTTGATGTATATACGGCAGAAAAAGTCTGGAGGTGCAAGCGTGACAACTTAGGCTGGGAGGTGGAACAGTCTGAGAATCCTATCAAAAAGATCCCTGTGCTGCTGTTTGAGCAAGAGGTAGAATGGGATGGTGTACAATCAATGATTGACCGATCAGAGGAACTTACCTCAGTTGATGCCGATGTAAACGATCGCTTTGCTAATCCTACGATGGTTGCTACATCTGAGATTCTTAACTCTCTCCCCAAGCAAGAAGATGAGGCAAAGCTGCTTGTTCTAAAGAATGGCGGAGATGTGCGCTATCTTACTTGGGATCAAGCAAGCCAGAGCAAGAGCAATGAGTATGAACGCCTGGATAAGCACATTCTTTCAAAGTCTTTCACTCCAAACATAGACTTTGATAATATGAAAAACCTTGGAAACCTTTCAGCAAAGGCGATTCGCAAGGTGCTGCTTATGGCTTACATCAAGGCGGACAGGAGAAAGGAAACGCACGATGGGTATATGAACAGGCACATATCTTTGATGCTTGCTATTCTTGGAAATGTGCTTGACTACAAACACAGTGCAGACTACGTAGCTTTGGGGATCTCTCACGAATTTCAAGAGCCGTTTGGAGACGATGTTAGCGACATGCTTGCCGATCTAAGCAAACAATATAATGATGGTTGTCTGAGCCGTGAAACATACTTGGAGTTGTCTTACCTGGTGAAGAATGTGAAACAAGAGGCAGAGCGCATCAAGCAAGAGCAGGATGAAGCTATGGAGCGACAGCAAGAACTAAATAGGCTTGATGCTTTTGAGCCGACAGACTAATAATGGCTACACGTAAGATACAAAAAGTAGAGAAGCAAAAGCTTTATTGTAGGGATTGCGAGTTGGCATACGACTATCACGAAAAGAATGTAAAAGGCGAGTTGTTTATGTGCCGCTGTCCTTTCCACAAGTTTGCACGATTTTTAAACCACGATACATGTAACGATCATTTTAAGCCAAAGAAAAGGTAATGGGGAAGTATCTATATGGCAAAGCACTACAGCAAGCAGTATTCAAGCGTACAGAGGGATATGCTGCTAACGTGAGGAAGATCTACCAGGATTCACTTGGTAAAATCATAGATATAGTAAAAGGTACTGAGTTGGAGGAGGGTACGCCTTTCTCTTTCAGTGCCTATGGCTATTCTGAGGAGGTAACGCCTATTCTCAGATCTATGTATTCCAAGGTGTACCAGGAGATCAAGGGCGGTGCTAAAAAGGAGTGGATGATGGCAGCTGATAATAATGATGAGCTTGTAAAGTCCATCTTCGGAGTTGACAGCATAGAGGAACACCACTTTGCCAGATTCTTCAAGAGAAACCTGGAGGCTATAGATACTTTCTTTGCAAGAAAGGAACATGGCCTTAATCTCTCTCAAAAGATATGGAGGTACACAGAGCAGCTGAAAACAGAACTGGAGGATTCTCTGGCTCTTGCTATAGGTGAGGGTACGCCAGCCAACAGGCTTGCAACAAAGATCCAGCAGTATCTCCAGGATCCAGATAGATTCTACAGGCGATTTAGAGTAAAGATCGGTGAAGATGAGAACGGACAGCCCATCTATGGTAGGATCTGGAAACGTAGGATCTGGAGTGCGGCTGATCAGAGCTACAAGTGGATAGATGATGACCCAAGAAAGTATCACCCAGGTAAAGGAGTGTACAGATCAAGCTACAGGAACGCTCAGAGGCTTGCACGTACAGAAACCAACATAGCCTATAGATCCTCTGACTATGAGCGATGGCAGCAGCTACCATTTGTGATAGGGATAAAGATCTGTTTGAGCAACAATCACCCAGTACCAGATATTTGTGATGATCTGATAGGTATCTACCCTCCAGATACAAAGTTTACAGGCTTTCATCCTAACTGTAGGTGTTATGCAGAGCCTGTCTTGGCAGATAAAGCCACACTGGATAAAATGCTTGAGAAAATAATGGATGATGAGAATCCAGCTGAAATAAAAGATCCAGGCATAGTAAATGAGCCTCCTGACACCTTCCGTACCTGGATGAGGGATAACCAGGAACGATATGAGAAAGCCAAAGGAAAGGGCACTCTGGGCTATTTCTTCAAGGACAACCAGAGCCTGGTAGAGAAAGCTATCTATGGACTGTCACCAGCAGAAAAGAAAGCTCTATCATACTCTGATAAACTCGTGGATCCTCTGACTATCCTCAAAAAGTATGGCGCTGATGGACTGGATAACCTCTACAGTGCAGTCAGTGCTAAGCTGTCAATGATGCTACAAGGCACACTTCAGCAACAAAAGAACACGCTGGAGTTTGAGATCAACTGGGTAAAGCAATACAAAAAATATGCTACCTGGGAGGAGGCAGCAGCTGCCTATCAGAAAGCCCTGGACAAGGTAAACCTCCAGATCCAAAAGGAGGAGATCCAGGACCTGGCTGCCGGTGTGGATAAGTTCCTGGCTGATCATCCAGGCAGTAAGGTAGTGAAAAAGCTCAAGAAGCAGATACAGGAAGCTCTGGATGCTGATGATCTGACCACAGCAAAGGACCTGATCAACTTTGCCAACAGTAAGGTGGAGGCGTACAACACCCAACAGGCTAAGAAAGCAATCAAAGCCAGCGTTACAGAATCCACTACGGATATAGAGGCGTATTGTGATGAAAACAGAACCTTTGAGAGCAAGGTATGGAGCCAGGAGGATTTCAACAAATTCCAGCCTCGTATGATAAAGGATACACAGAAAGGGTGGCTTAACGGATCCCATGAGGCGCGTCAGTCTATCATCGACTATACCAACGGAGATTATTATAGTGTCAACAAAAGCTACTACTTGGATCATACAGGTTGTGAACAAGGTAAGCTTATGAGTGAAATCATTGATCACTGTGTATTGTCAGAGGACACTGTGCTGAGGCGTGGAACAGACTTTTCGGAGCTTGGATCCATATTCGGTGATGAGTTCAAGAGACTTCTGGATGCTGGTGATGTAGCTGGGCTTAACAAACTGGCTGGGTGCAAGGGCGTGAATGAGGGATTTATCAGCACCTCATTTGATATGAAAGGAGGCTTTTCTGGAGCAGTGGATCTACGCATCTATGCACCAAAGGGAACACAGGCGATCTATGCAAAGCCCATCTCCATATATGGTGATCAGCTCGGAAAGGAGTGGAATGCTATGACAGCCAGAACAGACTTTTTACAGGGGCGTGAGAATGAGGTAGTCGTGAACAGAGGTTATCAGCTAAGGTTTGTCAAAGCTGAGCCTGGGCAGTACCACGGCTCAAATGTTACTATCTATGTTGAGCTGCTTACAAGGGACGCCAGAGCAGTTATATAGATATGAGTATCGAGAGGAAATAAAAAAAGATCCAGGGGCGTTGAACCTCTGGATCCTTTGTTTTGTCACAGCTCAAAGTACATTTGCAGCCATTCTTTGCTCGGATCTGCTGTCTGCATCTTCATAAGCTTATCCCTCACGGCCAACTTGTAAACCTCCTCTGCTGTATCTGCTTTGCTAAGCTCCTGGATCATGTGTTTACGCTGCCACAGATCCAGCCAGCCGTTATAGCCAGACACTACACTATATTCGGCATCCCAAATCTGCTGCCTCAGATACTCCTTTGTGTACTCTTTGCCTGTCTTGCCATCTGGATTGTAGGGATTATTAGCTCCTCCCTTGTAGAGCTTACAGTGCATCTTAACAAGATCCTGTACTTTATTTTTGCTCATAGTGATATATTGATTTGTAATTATCCATATTAGCCGCTTTCCAGAATCGATAGATCACAGCTTTCATTTCATCTGGCAGTAGATCCAGGGCTTTCTGTTTTATCTCTTCTGGTATTCCCCATATAGGCTCTGCCAGAGATCCAACGATTGCCGCGATAGTATCACTGTCACCTCCCCAGGCTACGGCGTTTCTGATAGCTTGCTCAAAGCTGTGTGAGTAAGCCAGGATCTGAAAACATAGAGGAACTGTACCCTGGCACGTTTCATTGAAGACACCTGGTGCAAACTCAAGAAAACGATATTCAGGGTAGTATTGCTCCACGATCTCATCTATGCCATCCCTGTAGGTTGTAAGCCCACCAGAGCACCTCAGATACCAGATTACATGAGCTACACACTTAGCTCCTTTGATTCCCTCTGGGTGATTATGTGTCACCTGGGCAGATTTCTCAGCACAGCGTAATGTAGCACCCAGCGTACCACATAGCCAGGCGGTGGAACTTACTCTCATAGCTGATCCATTGCCAAAGCTGTTGTAGGGCTTAGGATCATCCTGGAGGGTCCAACTGGCAAATCTGCCTCCATATCCTCCCTGTGGGTGTGGGTACTTTCTACACCAGCTCTGGAGTGTCTGATCATAAGGCTTGTTATTGATCATTGCATCTGCCACAGCTACAGTACAGATTGTATCATCCGTGAAAGAACATCCAGATCCGAACAGTTCAAAACCAAGATCGCGTGTATTATTGAACTCAAAACGAGATCCTACAATATCACCTATAATTGCTCCTAACATACTTGTACGACTTTATTTATTTAATTACTAATACAAGCTCCTCCCCATCTGGGAAAGTCTTGGCTTTATCAAACATACCCTGGCAGCGCTTCGGCAGGTCCCACACATACGGGGAATATCATAGAATAATTTTCCGTTTATCTTAAACATTTCTATCTTCTACCTCTGTTCGTTCGTGTTCTATTTAACACTCCCTTTCGTATTATACACTTTCTACCTATATAGCTATCCTCTTTGAAATGCGACCAAAGTGATGTTAGTTTTACACCGACAACATCTATAGGCAGGATATGATAGATTGCCGCGAGAGATCCGAAATACCAATGCATCTTTCCTTGGAAAGGAACTTTTAGCTCCACATGGATTACTTTTCTCTGCTGCTTCGTTTTCTTCTTAATAAGAAGATCAGCTGTCGTTTTTATTTCTTCTCTTCCCATAATATCCTTAATATAATTATCGCACCTCCTCATCTTTACAAAGCACAACATCCCCATCAATGTAATCACCAGGAAACAGAGCGTGGTGCTCGTGTGCCAGGTCTGTTGCAGTCTTGTTGGTGTCGTATCTATCCTTTCCATCCTCGTTTATCACCAGGATCTCACCATTACGGAGGTTTACGATCTCTATGTAGCCATCTACATATCTCTGTAGCTCCTCCAGTTTGAAATCGGTACCGTTCTTTGGCTGTATCTCTGTTCTGGTACTATCAGCCTTAATCAGTGTTGCCATATCTGTCAAAATTCAATGTTATATTTCTTTCCTTTTAGGGTTGGTCGCTTGCTCTTTACAAACTCGCAGATCTCATCTATTTTAAGAGGGAACAAAGGGCAGTATTTCATTCTGAGGGTACAGACGAACCGCCCTTTCAGCATTACATCAAATACCTGGTTATTATACTCTGGATTTAAGATAGATTAGGAGGTGTTGAGTGTTCTCTATTTCCCTGGTGAAAAAGTCGTAGGCTTTTGTAAAGATCATGTAGATAGGATCGTTCTTTCCATCCACCAGGTAATAATCTGCACCGTGTTTCTCTGCCTCCTCTCTGGTGTTCCATATCTGAGCGTATCTACAGCTCATTGGTGATTTTATGGCAAAGGCGGTGCCGTTTAATCCGTTGCTTTCGCCTACATTCACATGGTGCTCACTCTCTACTACCCAGCCCTCTTTTTGGCTATAAATCTGTTGTAGATTCTGGAGGTGCTTAACATCCTCCTCTAATTTTCTCTGAAATGCTTTCATATGATCTGAATTTTAATAATAAAAGATGTTGCAAATTATATGTGTTTCTCAAACACAGTGCAAATGTAGTGTATTATACTCAATAAAACAAACATTTGTGGGATAAATTTTAATGAAAAAACCATTATGTTTGCGCAATTATCTGAATATGAGCGATTTTTGTTACCGAAAAAATATCTGTGTTTCTCAGACACATTTTCAAATTTTGCGTATCTTCGCACCTGGTAGATAGTTACCAGAGAACATATAAAAAATTATGAATAAGAAACTCTTTGAAAAGATTAAAAGTCTGTGTAAGGACACTGGACTTTCGGAGAAGTACCTTAAGGCGATAACCGAGAAGCTCGGTGGCAGCATTGAGGATGATTCTACTGATGAGGCGGCGATTGAAGAGGCTGCAAATCTCGTAGCTGATGTGGCTAAAGAAAGCCAGGGTGAAGCAACGCGATGGGCAAACAAGAACAAGGGTAAGAATAAGCCCAAAAAGGATGATGATCCAGACGATGGTCCAGGTGATGATCCAGACGATGGTTCAGATGATGATCCTCCAATTAAGGGCAAGGGTAAGCGTAAAGAGAAAAAGGATAGTGATCCTATGGAAGAGCGCTTGAAAGCTTTGGAAGAACAACTTGCCGAGTATAAATCGAATGAAGAAAAAGGCAAACGTTCTAAAGCTATTCAAGAAGCTTTTGAAAAGCACAACATCCCAAAGCATTTACGTGATCGCCTGGCTAAATCATTCTCAGACGAAGAGGATTTGGAAGAAGCCGTTTCTACCCTTAAGCAAGATTTGATCACAAGCGGACTTGTATCTGAAGATTCAGGGGGTGCAAAGGCGGCAAGTGCAAAGCAAGTCGATGAGGCTGCTAATGACTTGCTGAATTCAATAACCGTTAAATAAAATAGAGAAATGAAACGCAAGATTGCTTCGTTTACAGGTGGGCGCCCTATTTTCACAGGTAGCCCAGCGATCGTTCCTGGCGGTTTTAACCTCGATGTAGTAACAGAGAAATTCACACCAGGTATGATTATCCCTGGTGGATCTCTGGCGATCTACGATGAGGTAAAGCGTACCGTACAGATCGTAAAGACAGCCTCTGTGGTGGAAGTAAACTCAGAAAATGCAAAAGAGATCACTCTTAAGGTTGATGAGTTCTACAGCCCTATTTTTGTTGTGGGTGATATGGTCGTAAAGGAAAGTGCTACCTCTGGCACTTTTGTCGATGCCGCACAGATCACCGCTATCTCTCAGACAGACAACAGCTGTGTAATTACTCTTTCAAAGGACATTCCTGGTTTAAAAGCTGGTGATGTAATCTTTGAAGTAGTAAAAGAAGAAGGTATTTTTGCTGAGAGAGGTCAAGCCAATGCCCTTACCTTGGCAGATGTTGAGGTGAGTGAGTTTGAAACGGGTGTGGATGTGACTGCAGATACTATGCAATACGCTCTTTTTGAGAGACGTGTGCCTGTAATCCCAGAATTCCATAAAAATGGTAATTTACTGGCGGCGAATCCAAATGTAAAACTCACTCAGTCTTATTAACCACAAAAAGCTAAAAGATTATGAGGTCTATATTTACAACTTTCAAAGGTCTTTTCAAAGACGGAAAGCCTTTGGATCTACTGGCTACCTGGAAAAAGACTTTTGACAAAGCCAGTGAGCGTGAAGTTACGCTTTTCCAGAAAATGTATTGCGATGAGTGGTACGACTGGGAGACACCGCAGATGAGCCTTACTGCTGATTATGTAGCCGGCAAGTATCGTCTTCGTTTTATGGCTACCCTTTTGGCTGATGAATCGCCTACTCCATTGAGGCGTTCCGATGGCTTTGATGTGTGGTCAAAGGAGATCCCTCGTGTAGGTCACAAGTTCCCTATGACAGCACGTGACTATCGTAAGCTGATGGAGGTTTACGAGAATCCTCGTTTGTCTGAGGCTGAAAAGGTACGTGCCATTGAAAAGACACTCAAGCACGATGTCCAGGATGCTTACCTTGGCTGTAAAGACGTGGTGGATTTTATCACCCTTACCGCTCTTTCTAACTGGGGTGTCTGTCAGTTCAAGCCAACAATCAATAATCCTGGTGGTCGTCAATATGAGGTTGACTATATGATGTCCGAAGATAACAAGCTGGTTTCAGCTTTCACTTGGACTGATGACAATGCCAAGTCAAACAAGGTAAATCCAATTCTCCAGCTTGCAATAATCTGTTCAGAATTGCGTGAGCGCGGATGTGTACCTGGTGAAATCCTCATGAGTCAGGATCTCTATTTCTGGTTACGGAACAATGAGCGCACGCGTCTCCTTGTTCACGGACAGGATAAGTCAGCACAGACTGTCACAAAGTCCCAGTTTGATTCTCTCCTGGAAGAGAATGAGATTCCGAAGATCACTGTTATCACTCGCAAAATGGCTATTGACAAGGACGGCAAGCGCAACGCTATTGCTCCTTGGAATAAGAATTTTATCGCGATCAAGCCTGCGGGTAAGATTGGTAAGATTCAGCCAGCTATTGAGGATTCAGAGCTGATGGAGGAGGAGAATGTAGACTATATGAATGCTGGTAACGGTATTCGTATTGCCAAGTGGCGTACTGGCGAAAGCACTGGACAAGTTTCTGCTGAATACACACAAGGATCTGCGCGACTTATTCCTCTTATTGAGGAGATTGATCAGATCATCTGTATGCAAGTCAGAGGCTATAGCGAATCCACGGTTGCTGATGGTAAATCTTACACTACCAAATCAAAGTACAGCACAATTGCTGAGGGATAATCATTAAACAGATTGACTAATGAAACAGATACTCGTTTTTACCTTGATCGCACTGATGCTTTTCAAGGATAAAATCACAAAAGAAATCATCAATCCTGGGGAAAAACTCCAGACTGATGATCTTGACAGGGTAAATGACCTGGTAAAGCGTGGTCTATGTGAAATCACATCTGTAGATTATTCAGCGGAGAATGGATCTGATACTGGCGAAGACTCTGGTAGCAATAATGCTAAACTGGTGGAATTTCAGGGCGCAACGTATTCTTTGGATATTGTTAAGGCAGCTCTTAAAGAGATTGGCGCTGGTGTAAATACCAACGCTGGCGTTAAGGGTGTAAGCGATAAGCTTGCTGCTCTCTCTGAGGATCAGATAGCACAGCTCCAGGAAAAATTAACTGTAACAGAGTAACAGATGGCAACTATCACAAAATTCGATGCTCTCATTGGCGAGCTGGAGCCTTACACCTCCAGCCCAGCCTCTATGACAAAGAGCCTTTTGGATGCTGGAGTACAGGATCCAGAGGAGGAGTACACAGATGAGGATAAGAGAACGGTGGCAAAGGCTGCAATCGCTATCCTTAAAAAGTTGATCGTGCTTTCCTCTGACAGCCTTGGCAAAAGCTCACAGGGCTACAATGTGGATAAGCTGGAAAAACGTATCAAACTCTTGGCAAAGGAGAATGATTTGGAAGTATCGGATTTTGTGGATGTTCCAACTGTTGAAGACGGATCAATTCTCTGGTAGTCTATGGCAAGATACAACGGCACTTTCAGCTACAGAAACTCACAAGACGCTTTGCTGGATGAGGCAACTGGTTTCTACAAGGAACCAAAAAGCTATGGTGAGTGGATGGATGGTGGATGCTGCCAGATAGACAGATCAACAGATAAGATCCTCACAGGTGAGGATGGACGTGTTTACAGCACGATATTCACTGTGTTTATCCCAAGACCCTTCAAAGGCTCAATTGAGATCGGCACAGAGGTCCAGATCACAATGGAGGATGGATCAGAGGATCGGTTTATAGTAGAGCGAATAGATAATCAGAACAGGAGGTACATAGAAATTGGCAATTAAACCTACTTTTCAGAATGGAACTGTAGCTGCTAAGGTTCAGGAGTTTCAGAAACGCCTGGAGAGTGCTACGGTATTCCTCCTCCAGTATATGGGAGAGGAGCTTACCAGGTACGCCAGAGAGCAGCACAACTATACCGATCAGACAGGTAACTTGACGAACTCAATAGGCTATGCTGTGGTTCGTAATGGAAAGATTGTAAACTATGGTGGAGAAATCAAGTCTGGAGATGGCGCTGCTGAGGGCTTGAAGATGGCACAGAAGATGGCTGCAAATGCCAGTAGCTCATTCTCACTCCTCATAGTAGCCGGAATGAATTACGCCGCCTATGTAGAGGCTAAGGGCTATAATGTGATCCTCCCGGCCGAGCTTAAGGCTAAAGCTGATCTACCAGCCTATATGCAAAAGCTACAGGCGATGGCTATTGATAAGGCAAATGCAATGTTTAACTTATAAGATATGATCACAACTGAGGAAATAGCAATACGTGTTAGATCAATGCTCCTGGGCAGTGATGTGAGCACAATGATCTCTGGCGGTATCTACTACCAGAGAGAGGACTACTCTAAGGAAGATGTAATTATCGTACCTCACACTATACAGGGTGAGCGTTCTGTGCGTTTCGGACAGATCAAGATAAACATACATGTGCCAGATCTGCCAAAGGGTAAAGGTAAAACCTCTGTCTATGAGATTAACTTTCCAAGGCTCATAGCGATCCGTGCTAAGGTGATAGAGGTGCTACAGAATTACTGTGAAATTGGTGAGGGGTGGAACTGGACTATAGGAGATCTACAGCCACCTATCAAAGAACAGAATCATCAGGAGCACTTTGTATCGCTCAGTCTGGAACTGACTATTAGGAAACAAAGATCATTAACAAATTAAATCATTTTATAGTATGGCAACTGTAAATACAACCGTGGGCGTAAAATCCCTTAAGTACGGAGATGTTGGTTCAACACCAGCAAAAGCCGTTGACGTGTATCAAGAAACTTGTACGTTTGTGGAAAAAGATCCCACAATCACAGAGCATAAGTCTGAAACATCAGCAAAAAAGATTGTGGTTAAACGTAAGGAGGGGTTTGAGCTTAAGTTCTCGATTATGGACCCAACGCCAGTGGAGATCGCAGCTTTCTGTGGTGGTAAAGGAACAGCTACGGGTTGGACAGAATCAACAGATTCTCAACACATCGTAATGGCTCTTGATATTGAACCACAACAAGGTTTGACACTTCACATCCCAAATGCTTCTATTGCTGCTAAACTCAATAGTACGTTCTCGTCAACTGGTATTACGCTTTTGGAGGTAACAGCATCACCGCAAGAAGCTATTACGTTTGGAGCAAAGCAGAGCTAACCTTTATATAACAGGTTTTTCTCATTTTTTAGATCGCCACCTATCCCCATAATGGTAGGGGGCGATTTTCTTTTAACACTACAATATATGGATAACGTAAACGGGATACAAGAACAAGCTCCAGAACTAACCAGGGAAGAGCGACTTGACATAGAAGAGAGGGCGATACAAGCACTCATTGATATGGGTGTAAAATTCTCTGTGCCTCTCAAAATTACACCAGGTAAACCGTCAAAGTGGATCCTATGGTGGAATAAGATGTTTCCTGGCAAGATTAAGATCTGGCGTGATAAGCGTATTCCTAAAGACTGGAGCGTGACTACAGATGAGATCCCAGATGCTAACCTGGGTAAGATCCAGACTGTCTATCAGAGGAATTTCTTTATCAAGCCTCTGTACCTTGGTACTATTGACTACCTCAGAAAGCTCTATCTGAATATAGAGTACGATGAGGCTACGATCCAGGATCAACCGATCCAGGAAAGCAAAAAGCTATTCAAGTATATTCCTCTGGTAGCTGAGATCGCTGCTGTTGCAGTCATCAATGATCCTTGTATCAAGGATCCAAAGGATAAGCGTGTTAAGGAGCTTAAGAAATTCTTTATAGAGCACCTATCCGTAAAACGCCTGGAAAAGCTTAGCCTGGTGATAAGCCAAATGATGAACGCTGGGGGTTTTACCTCCTCTATCAGATCAATCAAGGAGATCGGAACAACGAAACCCAGAGCGGATCTGATAGAGAAATCGCAGGCTTAAACAGTCCGTGGGGTAGCCGTGGCGAGATCTGTAAAAACTTTGGATGGAACTATGACTACTTGCTCTGGGGGATCAACTGGCTCAATGTGCAGGTAATGCTTGCAGATGCTGCTAAGGTAAAGGATTTGAAAAAGGATGGTGAGGATCCTGACAGCTCTGGAGATATAAATCGCACAATCAATTCAAAAGAGGAATTTGAACAATACATAAATTCGCTAATGTAATGAAGAATATAGATGGAGCTTTAGGATTTGAGGCTACGCTGAATATAGATGATTTTAATGTGTCGGCCCAGGCAATGGAGAGGCACATACAGCAAGTCTCTACAAACGTACAGGCAGAATCCGCCGATATGGAGCAAAGTCTAATGGAATTTGCCCAAAAAGGTGCGATGTATATCCAAACATACTTGGTAGGGCAAGGAATGATTGGACTACTAAACTCTATCGTACAGGTACGCGGGCAATTTCAACAGCTTGAGATTGCTTTTGGTACTATGCTTGGGTCGGAAGAAAAAGCAAATGCGCTAATGCAACAGATGATTGATACTGCTGCACATACGCCTTTTGATCTACATGGAGTTGCGGAGGGGGCAAAGCAACTCCTTGCTTATGGTGAATCATCTGAAAAGGTGAATGACACTCTTGTGCGTCTTGGTAACATTGCTTCTGGTCTATCTATACCTTTGAATGATATTGTCTATCTGTACGGCACAACAATGGTACAAGGTAGGCTTTATGCACAAGACGTAAGGCAGTTCACAGGTAGAGGTATTCCACTGGTGAAAGAGCTTGCTGCTATGTACGGTGTTACAGCTGAGGAGATCAACAATATGGTGTCTGCCGGAAAGATCGGCTTTTCCGATGTCGAAAAAGTGCTCAACAAGCTCACTGATGCTGGAGGACAGTTCTACAATCTTATGGAGAAACAGAGCCATAGCCTTACTGGTATGATCTCAAACTTAGAGGATGCCTGGGATAGTATGCTTAATGACATAGGCAAACAGAACCAGGATGCCTTTGCTGGTGCTATTGAATCGGCTACTTATCTGGTGGAGCACTACCAGACTATCATAAACGTGCTCAAAGCTGTAACAATAGGCTATGGATACGTGAAAGCTGCCATCGTACTCAATACCCTGGTGACAAAGGGCCATACAGGCGTGGCTTTCCTGGATAATACAGCACGCCAGGCAAAGATCGGCTTGATGAAACTGGAGGCTACAATGAGTGGAGAGGTAGCTACTCAGACAAGAGCAATGACAGCTGCAAAGGAAGCTCACGTGGCCGCTCTCCAGGCTGAGCTTACAGCTGATGAGCTTTCAAATCTCCAGAAAAAGCTTAAGATCGCCACTATCGCACAGTTGCTTACAGCACAACAACAGGAGTATCTTTCTAACCTGGGACTTACCACAAGCTCAGAGGGCTATGAGGCTGCTGCTATGGGTGTGCTCTCTGTAGAGCAGAGGCTTGCTCTGGAGAAAACGGATCTTAGCGCAAAGAGCGCTGTTTATATAGGTGCTCTGGAGGCAGAGGTGGCAGCAAAGCGTTCAAGTGCTGCTGCCTCTCTGGAAACTATGCGCGCAGACGTAAAAGCAGCCTACGCTAAGATGGAGGCGACAAAACAAACGGCAGTAGCGGCTATACAAGCAACAGAAGCAGCGCGATACGAGGTATATTGGGCTAAACAATCTGGTGATGCAACCAGAATCGCAACTGCCGAGAAAAAGCTGGAGGGCGCAACAGAGAATCAAGCTATAGCCAGAAAATCTGCTCTTGCCGCCAGTACAGATTTCTATTCCAAGAAAAAAGTTCTGGAATCAACGGCCACTCGCACTTCTACAGCCGCCAGTGCTGCTGATACGGCTGCAAAGACTGCTCAAACTGCTGCCACGGGTGTTCTTTCAGCAGTCACACACGGATTAACAGCGGCCTTTAGGTCTCTTTGGGCAACTCTATCGGCAAATCCTTTAGGCGCTATTCTCTCTATAGTAGGTCTTGTAATATCTGCTTTCACCTTGTTTAGAGATGAAGAAGAGGAAACTCAATCAGCTATGGGAGAGTTTCAGGAAACAACTCAGAGGGAGATAGAAAAGCTTGAAACTTTAATGGCTGTAATCCGTACTACATCTGCCGGAACAAAGACACACAAAGATGCTGTTTCAAAGGTAAACGAGGTTTGTAAGGAGTACAACACTACTCTACTGGATGAGAATGATACTCTTTCAGAACAGGAGCAGAAATATAAAGAGCTTCAGAAAGCGATACAAACGACAACAGCTGACAAAATAAAAGCCAAATTTGCCGAGAAAGCTCTACAGGAAGCTACAGATGACAATGCGGAATCCCTAAAACAGCTTAAAAACATGGCAGAATCAGCAGCCATTGTGATACAAGAGGCATATCAGTCAATGCCAGCTGTCACACAAGCGTCTGAGAGTATTAGAAATGCCTCTGATGCTGTATGGGAGGCCGTAGAGAGTATGGCTACCGAGAAAGCTGCCGAGTTATCAAGACTAACGGGTGACGCCTACACGAAGGCGTTTAATAAGTCTCTCAATGAAATTATGACTACAGTACAAGCTGCAACTGGTGCTACTGATCAGGAAATGGAGAACTTCAAGGGCAGTCTTTCATCATACCTCACGGAGATAACAAATCATACAGCCACAGCAAACTCAGAGCTAAACAAAATAGATAAACAATTGTCGGTGTTCTTTAGTAAAAAGCCAGATCCAAGCACGATCACAGCCAGTACAGATTACGTTGCTATGAGTTTTGAGGATCTGGAACAAAAAATTAAAGACAATGAGGCTGAAATTATTCAACTTAACAAGCAAAAAGTAGATCCAAAGGTGAATACTGGAGGATTGGAACTCATCATCAAGAAGCTACAGGAAGCACTATCCCTCCGCAAAGTGCTAAATGGTGCAATCGAGACGAAGACAAACAACCTAAACACTGAAAATGGCATCAATGACAGAATAAAGCAGCTTAAAGCTGAGCGCGCAGAGGTGGATATTAGCAGCCGAAAATATAAAGATTTAACCGCTCAAATAAACAAGCTACAGGGGAAGCTGCCAAACAATTCACGTTCCTCAAAACATAGCACAAAACATAGCACAAATCAGGCTGCAAACAACGCTGAGGCTCTGAGGCAGAAACAGCTGGAGGCTGACCATAAGCTGGAGGAGGCACGTATCGCTGTTATGGTGGATGGCTATGAGAAACGCAAAGCCATCCTGGACCTCCAGCATAAGAGAAACCTGGATGCCATAGATAAGGAGGAGAAGGAACTAATCAAGGCAAGAAAGAGAGCTGGAAAAGGCGGAATCACTACAACAGAGAAAGCTGGCTTTACAGAGAGGAGGAATCTGGAGAACAAGAAGTATACACAGGATGGAAACCAGCTGTTTGATGCTGAGATCCAGTACAGGAAAAAGGAATATGCTGCCTACTGGCAGTGGGTGCGCAACGTGGGCAAGGATGTAGCTGATGAACACTTTAAGGATTTGATTGCTGAGGGTGCTGGTTTTAGTAGCTGGGTAAATAAACAGGTCGCAATATTGGAACAGAAACGAGCTACACAGCCAAATCTTTTCTCTGATGGTGATGCCACAGCCTTAAACTCATTAAAGCAACAGCAAAATGAGATCCTTGGCAACAAGTCTGCTATGGATCTTTTCAAGGACTCAATGCAAAATAGTATTTCACAGGCTCAGACATTAGCAGAAAAGCTACAGGCTATCGCAGATCTACAGGAGAAACTCTCAAATGGAGAGTTTCATCTTAATGAGGATGAGATGGCATCTGCCAGCTACTCACTTGAGACTGAAAACACAAAGCTCCAGGAGGAGGTAAATAAGAAACTCCTTACTGAGTATCGCACATATGAAGAAAAGCGCAAGGCTATACAGGATGAGTGGGCCTTGCTTCGTGAGGAGGCACAGAAAACAGGTAATCAGAACCGCATCAGGATGATCAACGAGGCAGAGGCGGAGGCTCTATCTACACTCAATGCAAACATGCTGAAACAGTCTGACAGCTGGAAAGCTCTATTTGAGGATCTTGATGTACTTGGTAGCCAGGAGCTTGCTCAGATGATCTCTGATTTCCAGAAACAGCTACACAACGCAGATCTTAAGCTTAATCCTGTGGATTACAAGGCTCTGATGGACAGCTTGGATCGTGCAAAGGAGCAACTGATCACAAAAAATCCGTTCAAGGCTATAAGCCAGTTCTATAATGATTACATAGACGCTAAGAAACGCCTGGCTGAGGCTAAGGCAAAGGTGGCAGCAGGCAATGGCACTGATAAGGATGTGAAAGAGGCCGAGAGAGACATGAAGCGCGCCAGCCTTGGCGTTACAAAATCTATCACAGAGATCACCAACGCTGCTGCTGAGTGTGCGGAGTCCATCCAAGATGTTTTTGATAGCCTTGGAATGGAAGAGGTTGCGGAGGGGATCGAAACTGCAACAAAGCTATTGGGTCAACTCGGTAACGCTGCTGAATCTGTTGGTAAAATGATGTCTGGAGATATTCTTGGCGGAGTAACTGGTATGGTAGGTGCCGTGACCTCTATCATAGGTATCTTTAACGGATTGCACGACAAAAAATATGAGAAAAGGATTCAAAATCTTCAAAAAGAAATAGACGAGTTAGAGCGATCATATTCTCGCTTAGAACGTGCCTACAATAACACATTCTGGGTATTTAATGATGAGGAAAAAGCAACTTTTCAAGGCAACTTAGATCTGATCAATAAACAGATTGAAGCTCTCGAAAAACAACGCGCTGTAGCCAGACAGTCTTGGGATATGGCCAAGTATTCGCAGATCACGAAAGAGATACAGGAACTACAAAAACAACTCACAAAAGCCAAAGAGAGTGCAGATATGTTTGGTATTTATGAAGCTCAGAAAGCCAACCTTAGAAAACAACAAGAGGATATACGTGCTCAGATACAGAATGAAAAAAACAAAAAGAAAACCGATAACAGCAAGATCCAACAGTGGACAGACAAGATAGATGGGATTGGTCAGCAGATTGAAGATCTGGATCGTCAGATGATGACAACTCTGGCAGGAACTGATATAAAGTCAGCTATTGATGAATTTGCTGATGCACTTGTTGATGCCTATTGCAAGGGAGAAGATGCCGCAGAAGCATTGGGAGAAAAAACCAAAGAAGTGTTGAAAAAGGCAGTAGTAGAAGCTCTAAAGAGACAATTTCTGGCAAAAGGTATAAATGACGCTGTTAAGTATCTTGGATCCGCGATGGAAGACAATGTACTCACAGACGCAGAACGAGCGACTTTCCAGGATATGGTAAAAAAGGCTGGAGATCTGTTTAATTCGGCATTGGCTGGTGTTGGAGATTGGATAAAAGGACTTGAAAGCGAAACGTCAGCTGATCCTTTAACAGGTGCAATACGAGGTCTTTCGGAGGAAACAGGAAGTATCATCGCTGGTAGGTTGAATGCTGGAATTATCAACCAAGCAGAGCAGACTGTTCAACTAAAGCTCATGGCAAACTACCTACATGATATTCTGGAGAAAGGCGGTGTCAATGTAGCAAGGACAGGAACAGATGTTATAGGGTCTGGTTGGAGCAAATTCATTGAGTACCAAGTGGACCAGACAGGAATAATGAAACAACAACTGGAGTATCAAGCAAAAATTGCCAGCAACACAGCTCAGACTGTATCTGAAATAAGAGATCTGCACAATACAATGAAGCGTATTGAGCGTGGTTCTGGTAGCTCACTTTTATCACAAGGAATATCGTAATGGAATTAGTAGAACTGCTTAGAAAAGATGGTGTAAGAAAGGGATTATGCCAACAGTATCAGGGATTGCTCAAGGGCGATCTTAGTATAGAGGATCTTGTTAAGCTTTTTATCGGTGGTATTGATTTCTGTATAAAATACAACTACCCTACACTGGATTTTATGAGGGAGCATTTCAAAGGCAAGAGTGAGCCATATGGTGCGTTTGTGGATGATGAGATTGTGGAACCACTGGTGAATGTGCCAGATGTGGTGATGAATGGTGACTGCAAAGCAATGGCTGAGTATAACGGCTTTACTGTTTCCAGAATCTTTGCCAGACACAACACTCAGATGAGTGTAAACGTGGCTGATCACGCTATTGTCACTATAGATGCTTTTGATAATACATTCTTAGCTATCGCTGTATCTGGATCTGACGCACAGGTGATCGTGAATCTATATGGTGATGCCAAAGTGGACTGTATTGGCACTGGTATCAATGTTATTAACAAGAATCAAAATACTTACTAAGAGTTATGGCAGACAAAAATCTCATCTTGTATCTCCCAATGGATGATCCAGGAACAAGTGTTGTGGCTTACGATTATTCTAATAGCCGTGCTGACGCACAGCTTTCTGGTGGTGCTCATTTTTCCAAAGATGCAAAGATAGGCAAGTCTCTGGCACTTGGTGTCGGCGAGGCACAAACGCCTATTGAAATCAATTTTGATGGCGATTTCACGCTAAGTCTATACGTAAAGACTACATCTAACAAGATCGGTTGGCTAATGAATTTGCCAGGCGTAGACAACTATTTGGAGCAGTGGGTTGATGTAGATCCTAATACTTGGGTATTCTTCGCATTCATTAAGGATGGATCTACATTCTCTGTATTTAAGCACCTCACACGTATTGGTATGTACGAGCTAACAGCTACACCTATAGGATTTTCTCTGAGCGACACAAATCTTGATATGTCAGATTGTGTGCTTATTGATGAGTTGATGCTGTTTGACATGGCAAAGCCTGTTTCTGAAATCTTGCATTCTGTAGAGGATAGGACAGATGTGGAATACTATGTGAACGGTATGAACTTTAAGGATTTCGGCGTACACATAAGCAAATCTAATGGCCTAATTGGACAACTTGAACGTAAGGAGGGATACAATGAAGACTGGGGATCAAGACATGGAATAATGAGAAACCACAACTATGTGCGCTATAAGGAGCGCACTATCACGCTGGAGTGTTTCTTGGAGGCAAGTTCAAGAGCAGCTTTCGTGGAGTGGCAAAACCGTTTCTTTGATCAATTCCGACAGAAAGGGACACAGCGTTTGGTTGTAGAGTATGCCGGGTCTACAAAACCTCTTGTATATGAAGTTACAATGCAAAATGGTGCAGATCCGGAAAAGGAATGGGGTAGGTATAATGATGGCTTGATGGTGGGAACTTTTACACTCACCTTGGTGGAGGATGATCCTGTTAAGATGGTGCTCAGACACATTACAGCTGAGGCAGACAGTACAACCTCATTCAAGCTCACAACCTATAGCCATCTGACAGTATTCTGGGGTGACGGAAGCGTTACTAACAGAGTAAGAGGTGAACAGTTCACAGTAGAGCATACTTACAAGAAACCAGGTGAATATGATATTATCATAGCTGGATTGGTTGAGGAGATTTCCGACTTTGAAACAAATGATATAATTGTATGGCAACGTTTGATGTAGAGTACTACCTTGATGATATTCCGATTTCAACATATGGCATTATCGTGACAACCAGTAAAGGTTTGATAGGTAAACCAGCTGCAAAAGACACATTATCCGCAGACTGGACAGAACACAATGGCATAGTGAGAGATCTGGAGAATCTCAGATACAAAGGCAGAGAGATTGAGTTGACATGTGTGATGGAAGCTGGTGGCTATCAAGATTTCATAACCAAGATCACAAGTTTTCTACAGACTATTGGAACAAAGATTTGTACGCTTTCCTGGAAAGCCGGGAACTCACAGATGCCAAATATTCTTGTTGCGCACTCAAAGCAACTAAATGTGTCTAAAGAATTTGATCCTAAAAGAATGGTAGGTACATTTCAGTTGAAATTTGAAGAGCTTATCCCTCCAGTCCAAAAGAGGAAAATTGTAAGTTATATCACGCCAGACGATCCGACTGATAATGATGTGCACTACTATATAGATGGTCAAGATATCGCTGGTGTGTTTGGTGTTTTTGTTGAATCAAGTTCAGGATTGTTCCAGAAACCGCAGGAAAAAGAATCGCTTACAGTTGATTGGTATGGCAAAAATGGCGTTGAGAAAGATGTAAGCTCTATCAGATATGATGAGAGAGAGATCGCGCTAAACTGCTTTATCACTGCAAAAACGTATGACAAATTCATCTCGCAGGTACAAGGCTTTTGCAATTTGCTTACAGGGACAGGCTCACATAGGCTGAGAGTTAAAGTAAGGGGATATCATCCGCTGGTGTACGAGGTGTACCACCCGTCTCAAATAACAATATCTCCAGAATGGAATGAGCAAACATGTGTAGGAATTTTTACACTAAAGCTTGTCGAGCCAGAGCCAGTAAAGATCGTACTTTCTATGTCTGGCAATGCCAGCATTAGGTTAGCAAGCAAAAGCGCAGCACATATTTACTGGGGAGACGGCACACATACATTTGATGTGTCTGGTGACGGAAAACCGCAGACAATCACAAAGACTCTACCTGAAATGAGCGAGGTAATAATTGCGATAGAGACAAAAGATCTGATAGATTTAACACATAACGGTTCAATAATATGGAACAGATTAGTATAACAAACAATCTAACAGGTGTGAAAACAAGGCTTTTCACAAAGGAGCCTTTTTGTTCTGTGAAAAGTGCGATCCAGGAAAAGAATCTAATGGGCGATGATGTTCTCAAGCTCAGTATTGTAAGCTCTCAGCTTCTTAACTTCGGAAAGGGTGACTATGTCACTATAGATGGTGAGGTATACACAGTAAGAACTCCGGCAACCAGACAGATCATATCTGATAACTACTATCAGTATGACGTTGTGCTCTATGGGGCTATGTATGATCTTATGAAATGCCTGTATAGAAATGCAGACGCAAACGGAAGATCTTCAAAAAGTAGCTTTGATCTTACCTACTCCCTAAAAGAGTTTGCTAAGGTTATCATCTATAATATGAATCGGGACTACCCTGGTAAATGGGTGCTGGACGAGGCAAACGTGCCAGAAACAGAGCCTAAGACTATCAACTTTGCAAGTCAGAACTGTCTCCAGGTGCTACAAACTATCTGCAATGATAAGAATTTCAACTATGATTTCCAGATCACGCAGGATATGGGCGTGAGTACTATCCACATAGGCAAGTTTGGATCAGTGATAGCTCCCCCTGGAGGTGGTGATGCCTTTGAATGGGGAAAAGGAGGTGGTATCTATGACCTAAAAGAGGAAAAGGTGGATGATAATGCTATCAAGACAAGGCTTTGGGTTGAGGGTGGAACTTCAAACCTTAAAGCCGATTACAGGAATTTCTCTGATAGACTGCAACTTCCATTTCCGAGGAGGCTTAATAGGAAAACTCACACAATGAGGGATGGTACTGTTATCCAGGCAAATAGCCAGATGATCGGCATCGATGATGATATAAAAAGATACCACGAAGATGATGTTCTGACAGCAAAGATAGGAGCTGACGAGGAGTACAAGAGCTATGATGAGATCTATCCTAAGCGTACCGGATCTATCACAGCCCTTGTGCCTGGTGATATAAACTCATTCGTGGATAGCTCAATGGACTTTAATCTGAATGAGAAAGATGCTGATGGCAACACTAAGTATCTGATTGGAGGCGTGTCGGCAAAAATAACGTTTATATCTGGCAAACTGGCTGGGCAAGAGTTTCAAATCAAAGAGAAAGGCTATGACCACAGCAAAAAGCAATTCACCATCATTCCTTACAAGGATGAAAGAGGACAGAAATTCCCAACAGAAGATAATACGGCCTTTCAGTTTGCTGTTGGCGACAAATACAAGCTCACAGAGATCAATCCACCTCAGAACGTGGTGGATGATGCTGAGGAGGATCTTTGGTTTGAATCAATCCAGGACTTTAACAATATGAAGCAGGCAAGGGTGAAATACACACTTACCCTGGATCGCCTGTATATGATCAATAACACTCCAGCTGATGCTTCTACTGTGCTTTTCAAGGTCGGGGACTATGTGCACGTGAAAGACAGTCGTTTTGGTATTGATAAGAATATCCGTGTTACTAAGGTATCACGCAACCTTTTGCTCAGGCAGGACTACTCTATTACGCTTTCAGACACTGTTACTATCTCTGTTGCAGCTCAGACTGTTATAGATGTTATAGAGCACGAGAACATCATTGAGGCTAACAGGCTTAGAGATCTTACCAGAGCCAGGAAATCATGGCGTACCACTGAGGAGCTGAGGAATATGGTGTATGATACGGATGGCTACTTTGATCCAGAGAATATCAAGCCAAACAGTATTGATACAAATATGCTCACTGTCGGATCAAAGAGTCAGCAGTTTGTCCTCTCTGGTGTGATCCTGGAGGCTAACTTTGGAGGCAATGCCAACATATTCAAGGCTACTGGAGGCGTTCTTACTCACCTCACGATCAACTCTGAGGCGATCCATAACTGGACAATGAGCGAGGCACAGTTTACCCTGGCTAATACCAACGGATACTATGTGTTTGCCAAGTGTTCAAAGACAGGAGAAACAGGCGTGTGGTTTGTTTCCCAGGATAAGCTCCTGGTGGAGAATGCCAGCGATCCAGATAACTACTATTTCCAGGTAGGTATTCTGAGCGCAGTGTATGCTGATGATGGTTTCAGAGATTTTGTTTCCACCTACGGCTTTACCAGAATCAACGGCAACACGATCACTACAGGTAGGATCGTAACCTCTGATGGCGAAAACTACCTGGATCTGGATGGCAACAAGTTTAGGATCGGCAACAGCACAAGCTCTGTGGACTGGAATGTGACTGAACGAAACCAGCTCACACTCCACAATGTACGCCTGTTATCTGATTCTGGTGATATAGCTCCTATTGGCGTGTATCGTGGCTGGTACAACGTTAACAACACGTACTACTACGGCGATGAGGTAAGTTACACCTCTGATGGCGAGACAAAGACCTACAGGCATACTAACAAGACACACTCAAAGGGGGTTGCTCCAACTAATAGTATATACTGGAACGTGATAGCCAAGGGCGCTAATGGAAAAAATGGAGATTATTTTGAATATAGATATGCTGTAAATGGATCAATGGTTAGTCCTCCTACTCTAACAGCTTCTTCACGGAACCCAAGTGGATGGATAACCAACCAGCCGGCTATAGGTGCAATGCAATATCTTTGGCGAACAATGGCAAAGATTAGTGGCGCAGATGGTTCTTTAATTCAAAATTGGAGTGCACCTGTTAGAATTACGCCAAAGGATGGAGATCATGGATTAGATGCATTATCTGTAAATATTTCATCTACAAATATTTGCGTACACAAGAAGAATGAAAGACAGATTGTCTCTGTAAGGATAAAAATCAGCAAGGGGAGCACTCTCCTTAAATACGACGATGATTACAAGTGCTCCACGTTGAGCAAAGATAGAAACATTGCAAATGGTCTTATATGGGGATTTACGACAGAAGAAGACGGAAAAGTATTCTGTTATCGCTTTATGCTTTCAGCTAATGCCGTAGTAAATACCGAGATTCCATTTACGATCGAAGATAAAAAAACTGGTATTATCTATCCATATCAGTTATATTTCACAACGATAGAAGATGGAGCAAAGGGAGATCCTGGAGATAGTCCGGCAATAGTTTATCGTGGAGCATACAATCCAACATCTGTGTATTATGGAAATCGATTTAGGCTTGATGTTGTAAGACACAAAGAATCCTATTATATCACACGTATAGATGCTGGCGAGGTCTATAACATAATTCCAAGTGACGCCTCTAAATGGAATCCGTTTGGCGCTCAGTTTGAAAGCATAGCTACAGGTCTTCTTCTTGCTGAAAATGCCAATATAGCAGGGTGGATTTTTAAGGATGGTATGCTGTATTCTCAGAATGGAAATAGTTTCCTTAATGGTGTTACTGGTGAAGTATGTATTGCAGGTATTTTGAGGAAGAAAATGGTTCATATAACCAAAGATAATATAGGCATATATACACAAGAGATAGAAGGCATTCGGAACATAATTAAATTTGAAAAGGCTGGATCTCTGATTTCGGTAGATTACCAACCTCCAGGAATTGATGATCGCCCAATATGTTATCTTCCATCTGTAGATCCAGGTGTCAACCATTCAGAAGAACAGCGTGATGAGGCAAGATCGTATATAGGGTCAACAATAATTATTTTCAATAAGTCAAATTACACCATTGCATTATCTGGCAGATGTAAGGAAAAAGATGGTGGAGGCGGCCTATCTTTCGTATTAAATAATAACGAGATAGCTGTCCTTGAATGTAAGATACGTTTTGACAATCAAGGAAGAGAGGATGTCTATTGGTTATTTAGACGCGGCAAGATAAACAGATGATAAAAGACAGAATAAAAACAGATCCTGATGGAGTTTTATACTCTACCAGGATCTAATTAAAGAGCAGTTAAGAAGATTATGAAGCAGAAAGGCTGGATCTGCATAATAAGCAACAAAAAAAGACGTTAGAAAACGCACAAAAAAACGTCATTAGTGTGTTTCTCAAACACATTTTTATATCTTTGCAGTATTAAAATTTCCTAAGTAAAGTATCAAGCTCTATGGGTTTAATTTTAGGCAGTGGCTCTACTAAGCCACAATACCCCTATGATCAGTGGTATGGCGTACAGGGTGATACAACAAGTTCTGATTACAAACTAACACGTGTTGGCAACTTAGATCTCCATAGGACTTTGCCTATACAGAATAAGTTGAGGAGGTTCGTAGAGAATGAGGATGGGTCCGTAAAGTACTATCTTGGGCAAAACGACAGTCGCACTAATAAGGCTGGCGCTCTGGCGGATATTACTGGTGCAGATGGTAATGTGATGTTGGAGATCCCAGAGTTTTATGTGCGCATTGAGATCCATGGCACAAAGTGGATATATGGAATTTCAGAACATCCCTTGCCTGGCTTTACAAAGATAGAACGTATGGCGATAGCTCCCTGGTACTCTACATATAACCAGGAAACAAGCAAGCCACAAAGCGGCTGTTTCCTCACTTGGAATGGCGATGAGGTAGCCAGGGGTGAGGATGGTTTGCCTATCTTTGTGGATGGTGCTGCTAACTGTAGAGGCGGTAGCAACACTGCTGAATGGGATGGTACATATCGCTCTCTGATCGGCATGGGTAGAACTAACATTCCCTCAAGCACCATTAGAGACTGGTGTGCTGCTACAGGAAACGGCATACACCATGGGGCATTCAGGGCTTACAACTATATAGCTTGGTTACAGCGTATTGAGTACGCCTCTCTACACTGCCAGGATACATACACTACTACTCTCACAGGTGATGGTTTCAGACAAGGTGGTTTGGGGTCTGGATGTGTTGTAGAAGATACTAATGAGTGGAATAAACACTGTGCCGTTAATCCTTTCATTCCTGGTGGTGTGACTGCTCCTATTGGAAACAACACTGGAAAGGTGAGCTTTGTTGTAAAGAACTGGGCAAACAGTGGTTCTGATAAGACTCTTCAAGTTACATCTTACCGTGGCTTCGAGGTTCCATTTGAGTATCTATATATGCTGGCAGATGATATTCTGATCCATCACAGTCCAGTTACAGCTATTGGTAAATCGCGTGCTTATCTTTGCACTGATCCTACCAAATTCACATCTCACTCAAAAAGCGCAGAAAAACCTCCAGTTGGATATGAGGAAGTGGCAGATCTTCCTTATAATCCACATCCTACGGCTCTATACTCTATGTACTTAAGTCTTACTGAAAATGGCATTGGCTTCAACAGCAAGATACTGGGCGGTTCAAGCAACAAGGGGTGTTGTGATTTGTTTTATTGTCCTGGGAACAAAACTTCAGGATGGCATTTAGCCATTTTGTCTGGTAACGCACGTGATGGTGTTGGCGCTGGTTTTAGTTTTATGTTTACAACTTATTCCACCCAATATACGAATAATTGCATCGGGTTTCGCTTATGTCGTAATTAGTGGAAAAGTACAGATATAAACTTTAATAAGTAAAAAACATGACGGTAATAAAAAACTATTGGGCAGGGTTAACGTCAAACGAGAAACCTGTAAAATTTGAGGATTTGAATAACGGACAAGGTACTATTCATTATAATCACAATATCCAGGAGATTCTGGTGATCAACGGTGAGGATGGATCACGAGAGATTACTGATGATCCTAAAAAAGCAAATGGAAAGAGTTACAAGTACGATTGTGTACGTGTAGAGTTTCCTAACACTGGTGATAATGTGTACCATACTTTACTTAATGCTAAGTATGATAGCAATTACCAGGAAAAGCTTATCAATGAGTGTCAGAGTTACCAATTCGGCATCACTAAGGATAAGGCGGCTCTGGAGGACTACAAGGCATTTCTTAAGGATCGACTTAACATAAGGACGATGGTAGATGAGGACTGCAAGGAGTGTGGCATTCCTCTTTTCTAAAAAAATCTATGATCAAAGACTATAAAAAATGAGTATGGATAAAGGATTAAGAAATACGTTTTTGGGCTTCGTGGGTTCAATTATATTGCTTTTTCTCGGTGCGTGGGTGCAAATCAACTCCAGAATCTCCATCTTGGAGGTTCAAGTAAGCAACGACAGACAGATTCTACTTGAATCAAACAAGAAATCGGATGATGATATGAAAGAGATCAAAGGCAAGTTAGAGGAAATAAACGTAAACGTAACGCACTTGAATGACGTGAAACAAGATAGAGTATTTCCAACCAAGCAAAACTCAAATCAATGAAACGTTGGATAAGACAGGTGATTTCGCGGTGGAAAGCGACAACACCTAAGTTTTTCAAAGTGATAGCAGTCTTTGCAACTTGCGTGAGCGTAACAGCAATATCGATCAACACAGCATTATTAGGTGCAGGGGCGAGCGCACCATCTTGGTGGAGCGATATTTTCCCATACCTGGTTGGAATACCAGCAGGTATGGCAGCTGTAGCAAAACTTACAAAAGATGATAAGTAATGAGAAATATAAATGAGATAATTGTCTATCGGTATCGGTCTCATCGAAATAAAGAGTATCTACGAAAAGGCAGAGGAAAAGATTAAGATAGACAACGTAGCAGAGTTGGCAAAGCAGGTGGCGCGCAACAAAGAGAACATCGGCGCTGTGGCTGATGCCGTCATAGATTATTTGAAGAAAAAGGACGAAAAGAAAGGAGGCAAACAATGAATATACAAGTAAGGCGGCGCTATTTTGCACCCACCCACACGATAGGCACAATGTATATTGACGGTGAGCGCTTTTGCGACACGCTCGAGGACAAGAATAGAGATGCCAACCACAACGGGCAATTCGATGGAGGCGAGGAGAAAGTAAAGCACGAGACAGCAATTCCTTTCGGCACGTACAAGGTGGTTGTAACAAAGTCGCCGCGGTTTTGCAGAGACTTGCCGAGGTTGCTTGATGTGCCGAATTTTGATGGCGTGCTTATCCACAGAGGAAACACGCCCGAGGATACGTCCGGATGCATTCTTGTTGGAGAGAACAAGGTAAAAGGCAAAGTCATCAACTCCACACCCTACGAGTTAGAGCTTGTAAAACGTTGCAAAGCGGCGTTGGCGAAAGGAGAGGAAATCAAAATTGAGATAGTATGAGGTATTTTATTTTAACCCTTGCAGCCGTACTGATGGCAGGCTGCAAGACAACTAAGAGCGTAACGCAGGAGCGCACAGAGAGAAGAGATAGCGTGAGGGTAGAGTATCGCGAGCGTGTTGTATTTGTGCCCGACACTATTTTCCTTGAAGTGCCGAGGCAGAGCGCAGAGCGAGTCGTAAGAGATAGCGTATCGCATCTCGAAAACGAGTATGCCTACTCTGATGCTCGAATACTGATTGATGGTAGTCTTTTTCACGCGCTTTCAACAAAGCCGCAGAAAAAGCCAATACAGACGATGCAAAAAGTAATAACAAGAGATAGCATCGTTTACGTTGACAGGTGGCGAAGCAATGACAAGGTAGTTAAGATTGAAAAGAAACTATCGTGGATGCAAAAAGTGCAGATTTGGATTTGTAGATCTGTTGTGCTTACGTGGTTGCTGTTCTTCACAATAATTCTAATACGCAAAATAGTACAACGATTCATAAAGAGAAGCTAATTATTTGTAGATTCTTTCATAATTTGAAGCGCCCGGTCTGCGAAGATAGGGTGCTTTTGCTATTTATAAGGTAGCAAACGGGGTCTTCAAATGTTAAAAGTGCGTTTTGCCTCAATTATTTTTGAAATTCTCTTTGTTTTTTCAGAAGAAGTGCCTATCTTTGCATTGTTCAATTAAAACAATAACCAATTAGGAAGCGGGGTGTCACCGCGATAAAAACGACAAGAACAAAATGAAACGAGTAATTTTAAGCAATTTCGTTGGAACGTCAGAAGAGTTTGTAAAGAACTACGTAATCAAATTCAAGTTTTACCTTGGTTATGAGCCTGAATATGACTCTGTAGCTTGCGCGGTCTATGTAAAAGACGAGGACGAAGATTTTGTAGTAAAATCCTTAAAAGAAGACGAGGACGGAAACCGCAACGGCGTTGTTCTTGTTGAAGATGTGAAGCGTATAGAACGCAACGGCTTGAAGCTTGAGATTCGCGACGACTCCTACGACTACGAGATTCTTAACACAGAAAAAGGCGAGTTAGTTGGATCTCATTTTTCAAAAGACCAATACACACTCGATGAGGCTTTAGAAGAGTACTTCGAAGATTTTGAAGATTAACCAATTTCGCGGGCTTGCCAAAAGCAGGCCCGCCTATATTATCTAACAATGAAAAAATACGTATTAGAAAAATCGAAAGAGCGTGATGGCTGGTGGGTATTCACCGACACAGAGTACGGCGCAGTTATCCAATTTGAGGAAAAAAAATACAACGAGACGCAACGCGTTACATTCCTTGCAGATTGCAAGATGCAGGCGGGCGATGAAATGAATTTTGCGCGCGTACTTCGCAAGATGGGCGAGTGGATTAACCGACATCACGCCTCAATATGTTTTGAAAAGAAGCACGTATTAGAGTGGTCGGAGGACAACGAGCATTGCTACTTGGTGCGCACAGTATATCCGCGCTTACGCCTTGAGATATTGGACGAGTGCAAAGGCTCTCTTTTGAGACAAAAGCTGCAAAATATGCGCCGTGTAATAATCAACAATTACGTGTACAAGCGCGGCACAGATGGTTACGCAATATTAGGTGATGAAGAAGAAGACTATTTCACGGAGCAATGATGGCCGCGGCGGTGCGCGGGCAGGAGCTGGGCGCAAAAAGAAACCTTGGTGCGGCTCTGTTAACCTTCAAATAGATTTGGAGGTATGGGCAGCAATAAAAGAAGCCGCGCAGGAAGACGGAGAACGGGTCGGAATTTTCCTAACAAAGGCTTACGCCTACTATGAGCGCTTTGTGCGAAAGCGTGTTCCCGTTCCTGACTTCAATTTGAACGAAAAACGATTGCCGCAAGCACTACTTCAATACTTCAGCTTTGATTTTGTGAGTGCTGAATATATGATGATACGCGAAAGAGTTGCGTTTGAGACGCCCGCCGATACTTACGGTTATTCTGAAATGAAGCAAACGACAATTATTTGTCGCGGCCACAAAATAAATATTGGATATTTCCGCGCCTACTTCAAAGAAGACGAAAAAAAGATTTTTCGCGAAATTCCATTACCTGAAGATGAGGCTATTTTTACAGAAGATTTCCGCGAAGATATGAAAAGAAAAACAGTTGGTTAGGCTGGTGTCTTTTGAAATAGTATCGGAAAGTATTTTTCCAATTTATGATAAAGTTGTACATTTGCACTACCGATCTGAATATCGGTGTTGCAAAAGAATCCTGGCGCTGTTTTCTGAATATCAAATAGCGTTCAGGATTCACTTTTTTAGCAGAAATTCTACAATAGTTCGACAGAATTACGACAATATTCTATAACTATCTGATTTTCAGAGTTAGAATAAATCTTTCCTAAACCTTAGATTTGGGTTCGATTCCCAACGGGACTACCAAGCATCGTGCGACACCATCCGGATCGCGCGATGCTTTTTGTATAAAAGAAGCAAGAGGCAACACGCCAATACCAAAACTTTATGATGCACACAAGCCAAAAGACAAAGGAACATACGGCGGCATCCTTAATGGTCTATGAACGCCGGCTATGCGTTGTCAATCTTTAGATTGGCAAAAAAAGCAAAGATTTGTTGCGATATTAATGAAATTTACAGACCTTTGCGCACAGAACTTTAATTTTAAACATTTAAGGGTATGAAGAAGTTATTTTTGACGCTTTTTGCCAGCGTATGTTTCGCAACCGCCTTGCAGGCGCAAACCATTACGGTAGAAGAGCCTGAGTTTGCAGAGGAAACTTTGTTGCTCACTTCAAACACGAAGGGTGAGAAGTTGAATCGTGAAAATGGCACCGTAAAATCCAAGGCCGGAGCAAGTCTTTACCTCACCGGCATAGGCAAGGTGAAAACGCGCTTAACGCTACAAGGCGCACAATCAACCAGCAAAGCGAAGGGAGCCTCTACGACGAAGCTTATCATTAAAGCCGTAAACAATACGACAGACCCGAACTCTTTCATCAGCATCTTCAAATTTGAAGTTAAGGGTAAGGAACGCAGATATCAACTCGCAGAGAGCGGAACGCTTTCTAAAACGGAAGAGAACAACTTGTCGAGCGTAGAGTATAAGGCCAAGAAGTATGGCCAAAGTTCTTACCTTCTCGTGTTAGAAAATCTTCAACCGGGCGAATATGGTATCGTAATTGGCGATCCCAATAATGCGAACACAAAGAACACGATGAAAGTCACAACCTTTACGGTTGAATAATTTGCTACTGCACCCATAAGACTTCCGCCCACACAGCCTCGCTTGTGTGGGCGGAAGTCTTAGATACCGTCTTATACATTATACAGATGTGTGTAGCTTGACTTGCGCACTGACTCCGATAAGGTTATTCGCGAACAAAGCATCAAGACGCACATATAAAACACGTCAAAACACGATCCGACCAACGCCAAACAAAACACGCCATTATATCTATAGGAGGTAGCCGGTAGCAGTTTGCGCGTGTTGTGAAAACCTTTGCGCGCCGAACTTTAGCCCTCGCCTTTCAAGCTCACCCGGTCTATTCGCCAAGAGTTCCTAGAGAAAACCCAACCGACCTTACCCTATCTAACAAAGAATCTGCAACAACCTTTTAGGGCTGCTACAGATTCTTTCCTATTATATATTGTCTCGTCTTGTCTTAATCTGCGTAAGGGATTGTTCTCCACAAACGAACGGGAGCCTTACTTCTATAACCTTTTTTATATCTTGGGTCGGTTACGTATGGTTTAGGATCTTTATCTTGCATGTATGGAGGATTAACATAAAGATAATAATTCATAAAGCAGCTCACATTCTCTTGGTCAGATGGACCTTTGAGGGTTACAGCTTGCTTAGGTGCTTTTTGCTGACTATCTTGCTGATAAGCTCCTGAAGTACCTTTAATAAAATAACGTCCATCAGACGAAACGTCGTCAGGCGTCCAATACTGTGTACTCTTTCCGATTGTACTATCGTCAAAGAACCACCATGTTTGACCCTGATTAGAACCTCGTGGCGCACTAGGGTCAGGCGTATTTATAACATTATTCATACCTGCATACGGGAATACACGTATGACATCATCAGGATAAGTTGTATCATAGTTACTTGGAGCTGCCCAGAAATCTTCATTGGCTATATCATCCATATCAAGAACGAAGCGAGGACCAAGATAACGCTGTGTAAGCACAGCTGCATCGTTCTTATCTTCCCAACGAACAGTATAAGTATAATTGTTATTGTCTACCCAAGTTGAAGTATTCAGACCGGAAGGAACTCTAGTTAACGACTGCTTAGCATAGCCTTGGTATACTTGCCCCTCTCCACTATTGGTTATATAATCGGGCTTTTTCGCCATACCTAACATATAAGAGACAACCTTACCATTTACCTCTACTCCCTTAGAATAAGAGTGGAACACAAGTTTTGTTTCGTTCCAACTGGGATGCCTTGCAGGTGAAACAATTCCCATAGAGAATTTGTATCGTAGATTACCACTGCCGTCTCTACGGAAACCAGAGAAGCCAAAGAACTGAGGAATGATGCAACGCCAATGTTCATGTTTCGCAAACATATAATTTGCAGGCACACTCGGAAGCTTTGATTCTATTTCTGTATAATAATACTTTTGCGTGTGGGCTACATCTTGATTCACATCAGTAGAGAGCTGCGCATCCGTACCGAAGTTGTCGTGCTTAGCAATATAACTTAGCGGCGGGAACTCGTAAACGACTTTACCCTTAGCCGGATAGTTGGCACCGGAAAGGTAGCTGGTGCGCGTACCATAAGCCGGAATCATGTTGATCGACTTAGGCACAACCATGCCGCTCGTACCATTGCCGTCGGGCACCGCCATCAGCATAAACTGCGTCTTCGCAATGTGCATCGTATCGGCTGCACCTACCCCTTCTGTATTATCTTTGTAGATTCTGACGTCTTGCTCTTTCGGGCACATCCATACATAGATGAAGCTGGGCGCTTCCCCTCCTTTTACGACCTTATCAAAATTGTCGCCCGAGGCTTTGGGCAAGAAAGTATGGTCATAATAATAGAGTGCCGTATTGAGCTTTTTAGCTTTCTCTTGATCAAAGTTGGCCACATAATCGCCTATCAGGCGGAAGCGGCGCTTAGCAATGAGTCCGTCAGCACCTGTCATCGCATTGTCAGTCAATGGGCGTTGATAGAACTTGAAGGCCTTGAAAGCACTCTTGTAAGAGTCCAACTTAGCCGAAGCGATTTCCGTATCCGTCACATCGTGAAGCTCGGACGACTTAACAAAGTTCTTATCATCAAACGCACTTAAGTCAAACTGCCCGCAAAGAATGTTGCTCGTAATGATGCGCACACCATTATATTTAAAATCGAAGTGCGTACCGTTAGAGACCTTCAAGCGAACGATCGTGCCAAACTGCTTGAAGCGAACCGGCAACTTTGCCTCAAAGGTACCATTCGCTGCATTGGTTTCCAACTTGCGCCAACTGAAAATGTACGGAACGTTTGCGCCCCACGTTGCGACCTCGCCGGTTGATGTGCGAGGCGTATGGCCTTCTGAATAGCCATTAAACTTCACTTGGTCCGTACCAAGCAGCTGCTCGCCGCCTAAGATACCGCACACATACCACGTGCCGGCACTCAAATTAGAGCCGGCTTTAAGCTCGAAGTGTTCGTTGGTTTCCAGGCTCAATTTGCCGCCCTTCTTATAGGTCCAATTCGTCACAACTTTCGTAATAGGTTGTGAATCGTCAGAGTTTCTAAAGATCAAGACTACAGGAACTTTCGTACCGTCTTCAAGTTCCTTGCCATCGTCACCCGATTTATCAAAGATGCCAATCGGCGTTGGGAAGCCTTCAGCGTGCCCATCCGCAGCAATTGTTTGATAACCGATTGCGCGGCGGCTCGGCCCTTCAGCTTTCGGAGAGCCACTCTGCCCGCCCATATCGCCTTCGATCGACAGCGATACCTTCACACCGGGTTGCTCCTCTTGGCCGGCACCGGGCCCTACAATCTCTTGATCTGAACAGCCACTAAAGAGTGCTATGCAGACCGCAAAACTTGCATAAAGTAAATGTTTCAT